CATTTAGTAAACTCTGTAGTCCATGATTCAATAATAGGATTAAAAGGAACTGTAATTAACACTTTGTGTTTTGCAGTAATTTTTTTAAGTGCATCACATACAATTTTACTTTTTCCTACTCTTGGTGCAATATGGATTATTCCATTAAAATCAGTACTGATTATGGAATTTGTTGCTTGTTCTTGTACAATTTGCCTACGTGTTAATTGCATTTATTACTTTGTTTACTTCGTTAAGGTAATAAGTTAAGTTTATTTTTTCTTTTATTTCTTCAAGATTTACATTTCTTAAATCATTGAGTACTATACATTTCCAACCTGCTTCTATTTCTGATTCCCTCCACTTATCAGGTTTCTTTTCAAGTGGTGGCATTATCTTTATAAGAGAATTTCCATCTTGTTCATTTGCGACAATATACCTTACTGTTTTTTGTAAAAGAATATCTTCAGTTGCTGTTCTAAGTACAAGTTGGTGTTGTTTTTGAATCTTTGCTCTTAAACAAAAATCCATTATTCCATTTTTTTCAAGATATGAATTAAGAAATTCAATTGGATTTGTACCATAAATAAAATAGTCATTAATAGCTTCTTGTACTACTAATGCACTATGATTTTCATGTAACTCCAACTCTTTCTTAGTTTTAAAAGCTGCACCTTTTCTTTTTACTTTACCATTTGTATAAACAGCAAGGTAATTAGATACATCTTTAATTATCATCTTAGAATAATGTGCAGTTTCAAGAGTAAGAGAAGTTAACTCTTGCCACCATTTTATAATATCTTCAACTATGTACACATTACTTTTATGTACTCTAATAGTGACACCATCTGTATTAGCTTGTAAAAGTTGAGATATTTCCATAAGTTGTTCAGCTAACATAACTATAAGTAATTGACCATTAATGGTTATACTCATAGTGTACTTAGGGTCATAGAAAACACTAAACTTAGAGTTAGATTTACCATAAGCACCATTAAGTTCTAACTTTATAGAAGTATTGAGTATTGAACCTTTAGGATATTTACCTCTTTCATAGTATCTATCTTCATAAATATCACAAAATTCTACTCCTAAATGTTCAGGGAATAATTTATTTTTAATTGCAAGATTAGGATAAAATGATGAAACATCAATGTCTATAATTTCATGTTCATCATCTATTTCATATACTCCTGGTTCAATACAAGCATGGATTCCTCCAGTACCAAATACAAACTTTATTCCTTGATGTACAATATTAAGATTCTTTTGTACACCTTTAGTTTTTTGCACTTGATAACATCCATCAATTACTTCTAATTCTTCAAATGGTATTTCACTAAATACTTTGTATGTACCTTTAATTACTTTTGATTTAAAATAAGTTAGTAAGTTAGTAAAACATTGGTTTTGAAAAGTAATATAAGGAAATACAATTTCTCCAATATTTATTGATTCTCTTGGTGTTTTAAGATTTACTTTATCTCCTAACTTTTCTTTAAGTTGAAATGTAAAAGATTTTTCACCAAGTTTAGGAGAATCAAATGACATCATATCAAGATTGTACTTAATACTTAATTCTCTTCTAAAGTCCAAAGCTTCTATACTTTTATTGTATAGAATTTCTGTGGCTTCAATATCATTCCAACAATAACTTATTACTTCATCCATTCTCTCAACAGGTATTGGTTTACTCCAATCCACATGTAATTCTTGAATGTTTGGCATTTGAAATGCAAACTCTAAATCTTTGAGTGATGTCCACTTTGCATCATTGTTAAAATGATGAAGCAAGAATAAATCTACATGAAGTACATTTGGCAAAGCTAATCTTTTTTGAAATCTACTGTAATTTTCATCACTAATTAATTTATCTGAATGATGTTTTAAAGTACTGCATAACATATTAGGTTTTAGTGATTTATTTAGTAATAGTTTTTGTATTACTTTACCATCATAGTTTATACAGTTAAATCCATATAGTTCTTTAGGTTCTAATAACCACTCAATAAATTCTTTAGTTTGTACTTTTCTTTGAGATATTTCAAAACATATTTCTTCTTTTGTATCTATGTTTCTTGCACAAAATAAAAACATGTTTAATAATACTTCAATGTCATATATAAATTTTTGCTTCATAAGTTTACAAATGGTTAAAAAGAAAAAAAGGAAAACCAAATCATCAGTAAAGATAATTCAGTTTTCCTAAAATTTACACACTTATCATTTTACAATCCTTGGTCTGCATAAATGCTTGCACCATTCATTTCTTCAATCAATTCTTGAGAAGCATACATTTCACCATTACCTCTCAAATCAATGTCTTCAGTAGCTTCCTTTTTCCAAACATTAACTTTGTATTGGATTCTACCTGAACCATCCAAAATTAACTGTCCAGCATTATCACTGTTGCTACCATATCTGATAGCTTGACTGTTTGCAAAACTATCAAGTGTAGTCAAACCACTATTAATTGCTTGTTTCTGATTATCATTCAGAATTGGAGCATTAGATGTGATTTGTTGAATACATTGATTAGGATGTTTTGCCAACATTTCCTTTACTTTTGCTTCAGTGTAATCACTTGGTACAAGTAACCAAGCAACTCTTGTACTTGTGTTGCTAAATGATTGCTCTTCAGCACCAAATGTAGAATCATCTACAAGAGCATCCTGCAAATCACTATTGTATTTCTTTCCTGCATAATAACTTGTAGTAGTAATAACTTGCTTTACTTCTACAGTTTTTGAACCTTGTTTTTGTTTTTCAGCCTTGTAAAGGCGGCTAAAAGTAACTTTTCCTTTTTTCGTGCTAATTCTTGTTGCGTTACTCATGGTTGTTTAATTTAAAATGTTTAAAAATGGTATATTAATTTGATTATTTACATAAAAAAAGAGTTGTATTTCTACAACTCTCTAAACCTAAAAACTCTATGAAAAAAACTTATTGTTAAATGAAAAAATAGCTTTGAGTTTCTGTTAACGAGTTACACCCATCATATTATTTCTCAAAGCTATTAACTAACTAAAAACCAAAACTATCAAAAATGTATATTGGTACTCCAAGAGGGATTTGAACCCTCACAATCTTTTCAGATTACAGGATTTTAAGTCCTGCGTGTATACCTGTTCCACCATTGAAGCATAAGAATTGGGTATATTTCTATACCCAATTAAATTGACAATAAACGTAACCCCACGTTACCCTATGAACTTTTTGTTTTAATCTTAAATTAAATAATCTCATTACACGCCAAACAGTAATGATTCTTCAGATTTAGCCTTTAAATAATTATTTAATTTTTGTTTTAGTATTCCCATCAGGACTCGAACCTGAAACCTACAACTTAGAAGGTTGTTGCTCTTCCAATTGAGCTATGGAAACTGAACCTCTCCACAAATATAATTCTTTTTTTGTTTTTCATAGAATTATAAGGAAAAATTGTCAAAACTAAGGGGGGGTGTTGAGGGGAAGGACTAATAAAAAATAAACTAAATCCTTTTACAGATTTAGTTTAAATGAAAAACCATTAAAGATATTTCATTAGTTTTCTTTAATTCTTGTATAACACCACTAACATTTTCAGTTGTACCTATAACCATTGATTTAGGTATATGCTCTTTAATTACAAGTGCAGATGAATTCTCATTAGCAATTTGTAAAAGAATAAGTATTGGTTCATCAACTTTTATGTCTGTAGTTAACATAGTTATTTGTTTTCTTTTACGTTGTTTGAGGATTATCAGTATTAAACACACAATCGTCATCAGCATTAAGATTAATGTTGTTATCATCTATCCACTTTTTTAATATGCTTTTGTTATTATACTTTCCAACAAAAATACTAAGAGAAGAGTTTTCTCCTCTTAGTATTATTACATCTTTTTTTGGAGAATTAACAACTAAATCTCCAAACATCTTTTTCATGCAAGAATCACTTGCCTTATACTTTTCATTCCCCATTTCTTTGTTGTGGTTGTGCACTTAATGTATCATCCATTTTATCAATACTTAAAGATAAGAATATTCTAAGAATTTTTCTAAAAATATCTAATTCTTTATAAATGATAATTCCATGTAATCCACCAATTGTTAACACACTATCTCCTACATGTAACATTGGAAGATAAATTGCAGATTCTACAACATTAGAATCATAAGATTCTATGATACTGTCATCAGCTCCATTTATAATTTCTATTTTCATTTGAGATTTCTTTTAATTTTTACAAATGTTGCACCCATAAGTATAGGCCATATTGCAAAATGTAATGGAAAAAGAACTATGAAAGAAACTAATATTTCAAGAAAACTTGGTTTTTTCCAATCAATTTCACCAATTGTCATTCCAAGTGCAACTAATACTGAAAATAATAAATATGTCATAATTATGGTTTTTTCAATGATTTAAAATAGTTATTTACAAATACTGCTTGTTCATTACTTAATTCAACACAAGCATGTATAATTTCTTTGTTTTCTTCAAATTTTCTGAGATTATGATTTTCTAAAAATCTCATTTGTAATTGGGTATAGCAATATAATAAATTAGCTTTAATTACTGCTTTAGTACATCCCTCAACTGCTCCTGAATCTATAGATTTCTTTATGTTTCCATAACATTCATCTAAGAATTCTTCTATTTCTTGTTTGCTCATCTTTGTCCTGCTCCAGTCTTAATTTGTGTTTGAGAAGGTGCTTCTTGTCCTGTAGTGGTTTCTCCACCATTATTCTGAATATTCATAGTTGTTTGAAATTAAAAAGTGTTACGAAAAAATGAAATTACTTCAACCCATTTAGATTCTTCTCTTGTTGTAGAAATATCATATCCTTGAAAATACACATGATGTTTTCCAAGTATTGTTTCAACTTTCACATTACTCACTAACAAGTTATGTTTAGGTTCAACTTCATCACTCACCATTATTTTATTTGTATCTAAATAATAGTCATAATGTATTGTTTTACCTACCCATTCATTGTGTAAAGCTTCTTGAATTAATTGCTCTACATTATATTTCTTTTTTCCCATAGTTTTATAAATTGAAAAGGGAATGATTTCTCATTCCCTTTAATGTTACTAATTAATTCTCTTGGAATTTTATGTCATAACTGTTTCTCATTCCTGCATGTACAGGGTATGAGGTTTTGCCTTGTGTTTTGATATGAATGAAACTAAATTGTTTTTTAGCTTCATTAACAATTACTTGTTTCTTGCCTGCTCTTAGTTTACCAAACACATAATTGTTCAATTTCTTTAGTTGTTTGTTAGCATAGGATTTTTGTTTTCCTTTATTTACATATACAACTAAATCTTCTTGATGAAGTAATTTAGCTTCTTCATTTGTTGCTCTGATTACAGCTCCTGTGCTTTTGAATTTGATGTTTTTCATGATTTGTTTTAATTAAATAGTTTGTAATAATTGTGTTTCTTCTATTTCTGCTGTAATGTCTTCATGAATATGTTCAAATCTCCATTCAGCAAATGAGAGTTCTCTTCTAATACCACCCAATGAAGGAATGGTAAATGTAGGATTTCTTATCTCTTCAAGTAAATAAGAAACTACTAATCCATCATTGTCAAATGTTTCTCTAATGGTGTAAGTTTCTCCTTTTACAGGAAAAGATAATGGCAATCCTTTAGCTTCTCTTGTTAACTCTTCAATTACTTTTGAAAAGTTGTCATTAATACATTTTACTTTATTCATTTAAACTCATGTGGTTTAATGTGAAATAATAGTGAGAATGTAACATTAGTATTTGCTTTTTGACTTTTCCATATCCAATCAAGTCCAAAGTTTAAATTAACTTCTAACTTATCTTTAAATATGTATCTACCTCCAGCAGTTACACCAGTTACAAAACTCTTATGTTTGTAAATGATATTTGACCAATTTACTGTTATCTCTTTGTTAGTGACAAAGTATTTTTGGTGTACATCAAATACACAATATCCCTTTTGCATTCCTATTCCCAATTTATAAAAATTAGGGAATACTCCAATGTGAGCACGTAGTAATTTGTAATCAATTCCTACAATAATTGCAGGTTTTGTTTCTTGTTCAACTCCGTAATCAATGCCTAATCCAAAATGAGGATTAACTTGTGCATTGCTAAACTGAACAATAAAAAGTGCTAATAAAATAATAATGTTTTTCATGTTAATGGTGGATTTTGTTGATTAAATTCATTGGTTAATTTCAAAATGTTTTGTAAAAGATTTACTTGAGGGTCATAAACTGATTTTGCTTGTTCAAAACCATGAGTTTTTCCATGATTAAAATGATATTGTTGATTTGTTAATTCTTGATTTTTAAGAGGTTCTATAAATCTCAATACCTCTTTTAATGCTGTTTCATAAGTTTCTTGTCTTTTACCTCCAAATCTATTAGAAGTTGACATAAGTCTTTTGACTTCTTTTTCAATTGCTTCTATGATGCTGTTCATAATGTTAATTATTATCAAAATTAAAAAATAAAGGGGAATATTTCTACTCCCCTAATGATTATGCTGCAATTTTATTTTCTATGTGCCAATTTTCATCAATGATTGTGTTATTAACATAAATACAATCATCAATTTCATTGTATTCTCTTGATTGTCTAAGATAATGATTAAAATTGAAAATTCTTTTAGTGTCAATATTGATAGCTACAGGGATTTCACAAAGTTCTTCAAATGCTCCCTTAAACATTTGATTCATTACAGGCCAATTACAATTTCTATTGTTAACTTGTTTTTTAAACATGTTAAGAAACATCAATTGAAAGAACATAAGTTTTGGCTCACTTTCTTGAAAATAATTTCCTTGTTCGGGAGTTGTGTAAAAATTGTTTTCTATTTCTTCAAAATACATAATTGTTCTTTGCAAACCTTTGTCAGAAGTTAATAAGAAAGTTTTCTTAGATATTAAAGTCCAATCATCAGCATGTAAAAGTTCAAGGTCTTTAAAATCTTCAATACATCTTCTTTCTATTTTATTATCCCAAATAATAAGTAATTCAGGAATAACAAATACTCGTGCATCTTCATCATAAGTGTGATTAGCACTTTGCATTTTTAAAGTTCTTATTAATTCTTTATAACCTTTAGTTACAAGGTCAATTTGTAATTTTACATCTTTGTCTTCAGTTTTAATCATAAACATAAGGCAAAGGTATTGTCTAATAAATTCTGAAGCATTTCCAAAAATAGAAAATTGCATTAAGAAATTTAAGATTTCTTCTGTTGTAATTTTTTGATAGTTTTTCATGGTTTTTTGAGTTTTATTTAGAGTTATTAAATTAGTTAAAAAACAATGTACGTGCTAAATTGTGGACGTTAGGCAACTATACACCAGCTGACTAACTATTTCTTTACATTGTTAAACAAATGGTTAGCTGCCAACTTTCAGGGCTGACTACATATAACCATTTTTACTTTTTGTTTTTATAATAATGTTGAACATTTTCTTTTCTTGTTAACCATTCTAAATTTGAACTGTTATTATTGAGTTTATTCCCATCCATATGGTTAACTGTATCTTTGTTTTGTAAATTTTCACAAAAAGCTTTAGCTACTAAGATGTGAATTTTTACTTTTTTAACTTTACCTTTAATACTAATGTTACAATATAAATATCCTCTTTTATTTATATTACATTTTAATATTTTACCTTTTCTGTTTTTAAATCTGCCATAATTAGATATTTCATAATTATTAGATTCTTCAATGTTTTTCCACTTTTCCATATGATAAATTTATTTTTTTAGAACCCTCTCTTACAACTATCCCCAAAGGAAACGATTTCTCTGTCATTGTAAGAGTAGGGTCACGTGATTATTTCAATGATTTCGTTCTATCAATATTTCAGATAGTGCAGTACTTTCAACTATACATAATCACTTGCTGAGAACTCATTTGTGTTGTAGGGCTACTTGGCTTTCCCTCTTACCTATAGATTTTTATTCCTTTCTCAAGAGAACAACACATTCCAACTTTCATTGGACATCTTTAATGAATTTTGCTTACTTAGCTTACAGTAGAACTTTAATCCACTAACATGTTAAGGAATTACACCTTATTGCTGTAAGCTTACTTCTGTTCATTCAGGAATCAATGTTTAGCCTGTTTGTTTATTTTAACTTATTGTTTGGTATGCTGAATAACCAAGAACTACGTTTTAATATTACATGATTTTAATAATTTGTATAACAATATCAACTATGTTTCCCTATAGAAAACTACAATCAATATTATTAGATGTTTGGACTTTTGTTATTTAGTAAAATAAAGGGAATGTTTTTCATTGACATTCCCTTTAAGTTTGAGCTTAACACTCTTTAATTTTAGAATTCGAGTTTGCTAATGCTCTGAGATTGTGGATTTACATTTCCAAAGCAATAAGGAAAACACCTTTAGTTTGTTTTATTTCCATAACATTATTACACTAATACACCATGTCAAACTAATACGATAACTGTAATAATTTAATTGTCCAAAATAAGTGGGGGTGGAGAGGGAATGGATGAAAAGAAAATATAAAAGGATTTCTCCTTTTATATTTAACTCATTAAACTATCAAGTAGTTGAATAACTAATTCAATATTATTAATAGATTTAAAATCACCAAGTAATAAATTTATTTGCTCACCATAGATTTCTACAAATTCTGCAAGTGTGTTAAAATAATGTGGAAGCATTTCCCATTTTAGTATTAAATTGTAGAATGCTGTAACCATTTCTTCATTGTATTCTATATCCCAAGTAATCATTCCTGTACCTGAATCTATTCTTTGCTCGTGTTTTGTAATAATTTTTGGGCCATATTCATTATATTTAAAATCCCAACTACCACCTGAAAACACTAATACATTTCTAATCTTAGAATATTCTAAATCTAAATAACATAATTGTTCTGATATTAAATATAAAAGTTCTGTTGCTTTAGTTACAACATAAGGAGCATAATGTAATCCCTCTGCATTTTTATAAGTAATTAAAAAGTTTTGACATAGCATAAAAATATTTGTTTTATAATGAACTAATCTTTTAAAAAATATGTTCATTTTTATAAATTAAAAATTGATAAAAATTGACAAATGTCAATATGAAATAATACTTTACTCCCTTCCCTTATATATTGGTAAAGGAGAGAGTCCAGAGAGAGGAAACCCCTGTAAAGTTTTTTTCATATTGACATTTGTGTTTAATAATCAAATTCAGTATCAAAAATATCAATTAAATATTGTTTAAAATCTTCATAAGATTTAAACTCATTCACATTTCCATCCCTTGTTACTGCAATAACTTTAATAAAATCTCCTACACTTGTAGGCCCTGATTTTAATTGTTCATGAAATACAGTTACAAGAATATGATGTGGAAAATCTTTAAAACTTAATGCAACTGTATCCATTGCTTCAGTTTTATAAGTTTCATAAGAACACCATCCAATTTTAGGGAATTTGATTGATAATATATATTGCATAATTTGTTTATATTTAAAAGTTTACAATAAGAGAGCTAATTAAAGCTCTCTTTTTTTAGTTTTCTCCGTAAGCATTATCACAATTAGAACATAACCATTTACAATATGTATTTAGTTCTGTTTTCTCTTCACTTTCACAAAAAGGGCAAGTTATATCATTTTCATCAGTAACTATATCCCAACCTACATCTTCATTGTTATCAAGCCATTTTTCAAATGCTTCTTGTATTTGTTCTTCAATGGTGCCGTTGTCTTCATATAGTTTTACTTCAACTATTTCTTCAGTATAACCTGCATTACACCAAAAATTAACTTTGATAGTTTCAGGCATTTTTTCATTGCTCATAATTATATAGTTTTATTTGTTCCATTTCTTTTTATATCTTGTAATAAAGTCAATTGGAAACTTAGAACTCCAACCACAAGAACAAGTAAATTGTTCAATTTGTGGACTCCAAGTAGTTCTTGGATTTCTATGTTTACAATTGTCATTACCACAATAAGGAGAGTAATTTTCTACTTCCATTAAGTTTTGTCTTACAATTGAATCTTCACTCATGTTTAAATAAATTTAAAAGAATAACTGTATTTCTACAGTTATTCTTTGGTTTGTTATTTGGATATATTTAAAGTTGCATGTGGAAATGCAATGCAATCAACTAATAGTTTTTGTAACCAAGGAATGAATTGTTCTCTTGTTCCCCAACCATTAGATGCTGAAAATACATTGAATTTTTCAGGATGATTTTGCAAATTTTGTATTGCTTCAGTTAATGGAGCAATTAAAGCACCTGCTTTTGTATCATAATCCATATCCCATAAAATACCACAACCTGATTCTCTTGCCATATCTCTAAGGTTATGAGTAATGTTATGTTCAAATATGGTTTCATAAGTTCCTATTTCACAATGTCCACAATTAGGACATTGATGTGTTTGTACAGGCATTGTACCATAAATATCTAAACTCATAGCTTTATTATTTAGTTAAATTAAAAAATAAAAGAGAATCCTTGTTAGGGATTCCCTTATGATTAGTTGATAAATTCAATTGAGCCATCATCAGTTCTGATAATATATTTTTTAACTCTATGGTAATTGTTTCCTGATATTTGACATCTACCATTTGTAAAAAATCTAAAAGTTTCCCAATTACAATCTCCATCTGCATCAGGTTCAGTACTCCATGCACAAGTGAAAGATTCATCTTCTTGTGTTTTAGTAAATTTGTCAAAGTTTTTAGCAAGTTGAGATTTAATTTCAACTGCTTTTGCTATTTGTTCTACTGTATAATTTACATTTGTTTGTAGCATGTCTTTAGGTTTTAAAAAATAAAGAAAAAAGAGAGAGTTGTTACACTCTCTCTGAAATTAGTTTACAGTTGTTCCTTTAGGTATGAACACTTTGTATGAAACACTTGCATTGTGATTATTCACAATGAACTGTTTTCCTTGTGAGATAACAGTATTGTTTTCATTAACTACAGTTGCAATTGGTGTTGCAGTGTTAGCAACTTGTTGAGTAGCTACAGTGCCACCATTAGTGCTAACATAGGTTTCAACAATGATTCTGCTACCTTTTGCTTCTACAACTTGTACTTTACCCTCTAACTTGAGGGTAACTGTAGGTGTTGCTACTACAGTTTTGTGAGTAGCAACAGTATTTTGTGCATAAGTTGACAAATGAAGACAAGTCAACAACATGATTAGGATAAGAGTGAGTACAGCTTTCATGATAAGTGAGTATTATAAGTTTGTAATAAATGTCAAGACTAAGTTGGGGTGGATAGGTAAGGGATAAATAAAAAATAAATAATCAAGCTCCCTTTATTCGATGACTCGGCTGTGGATTTAAGTGTGTACAGCTTAGTACACTTGATTATTTAAAAAACTATTAACAGAGCATACATTATTTCATTAAGATAAAGTAGAGAATATAGTCTTCCAACTGACATCACTCACAGTAGCAATTTTCTTCTAAACAATTGTGCACCATTGCTTAGTTACTTCTTGTTGTACTGCATCAGTTTTCACAAACTGATTGTATCTTAATTAGTATGTTGTTAATAGTTAACAATGCTTTTAAACCAAGTGCATTGTAAATTCGTCTTGTCATAATTATGCGCCTTCTTTCGGAAAGCAGGGTTTTATGAGTCTACCCTGTCAAAACTTAATGGGAGTGTGAAGGGAATGGATTAATAGAAATAAAAAAGTAAAATACTCTTTTATTTATCTAATTTAATAAAAGACATCCAAATGAATATTAGACCAAAAGAAATGCCTAAATACATTTGTATGAAGTCACCTATTTTTTGGTCAACATAAGTTTGTGGTATAAATGCCATGATTATAAAACTTATACCTACAATGAAAGGTATAAGTTTGAGCATGATGAATGATAGTTTCATAATAGTGTGAAATGTGATAGGTTAAATAAAAAGAAATACTATACCTTACGGGATATAGTATTTCAATGGTTTGTGATTTGTTAGAGTGTGGTTAAGGTTGTGAGTCCTGCACCTTCTGCTACATTGATAAGACATGCAGATTCCATAATAGGATTGCCTTTCTTATCAAATTCACTACAGATGAATGAGAGATTACCTTTAACATCAATGTCTTGTTGACATTTGAGTGCGGTATCTTCATCGACAATGACAAATAGTTTGTCTGTCTTTGGGTTTTTCACAACTTTAATTTCTGTCACACCAAAGTGTGCTTTGACCTGAGCCACTGAGAAGAATTTTACATCAGCCATGATAGTAGAGTATTAAATGGTTTAAATTAATTTATTGTCAAAACTAAAGGGAAGTGGAAAGGGAAAGGATATTTATGTGCCAAGAAAAGAAAACATTGGAGCAAAGGTGGGGGTATGAAAATCAAATTAGAAAAGGGTGGGGTTTTATTAGAGGGGAATCACACATTAACTATTTCTACAACTTCTAAAAAATTTTATAAAAAATCCACACATCAACTATTCACATAACTCCTAAAAATTTTATAAAAAATAAAACACACTATCTCCTAAAATTATTTTCAAAAAAATCTGAACCTTTTTTCAGTTTAATTTCTTACTTTGTTATTACTTTTTTTATCTTTGTAAAAATTATAATCATGAAACCATTAAGCAAGAAATTAACACTTGAGCCAAATCAGTATTATATTGTGCATTTATCTATTGTTAATGCACTTATCCCTGTTAAACTAACACCTAAAGAGATAGAGGTGTTAGCTTGTTTTATGTCACTTAAAGGTGACATAGCTAAAGATAGATTTGGAGCTACTGCAAGAAAGTTTGTAAAACAAACTCTTAACTTATCTGATGGTGGATTAGGAAACTATCTTAAAAGTTTAAAAGAAAAGAAGTTTATCTCTGATGCAAATGAGATACTTTCTGCATTAATGCCAAGTGAAGATAAACAAGAATATTTAATTCAACTAATAAACAAAAAAGATGGCAAGGAATCCATTAGTTGAAAGATACTATAGTAAGGTTAAGGATAAATATCCACAACTAAATGAATCTGAATTTCATGATGCTATTAATTCTACTTTTAGGTATTTTAAAAAGAAGATGGGAAGTGAAGATTTACCTGATGTTAGATTAAAAGGATTTGGTAGTTTTCAGATATTTGCAAAACCTGTACTTTCAGGTATAAGAAGATTAGAGGAAAAGATTAGCACTTATAGACATTTTAATCACCCTGTTGAAAATTATGAATGTTTTCAACAATTACAAAACTTAAAAAATTATGTTGAAAAGAATCCCTTATTATTTGATGCAGCTTATAAGAGGAGAAAGAAAGTGGATTGATGTTTGGTATTTCTTTCAAGGTCATTACAGGGAGAAGTTGTATTATTCAAGATGGAAGTTCTTAATGAGAAAACATATCAAGGAACAATTTGAAATGAGATTAGAGTTAATGGATAGAGAGTGTTACAACAATGGACAATGTAAGATTTGTGGTTGTGATATTCCTGCACTTACCCTTTCTAATAAATCTTGTGAAGGTGAATGTTATCCTGCATTTCATAATAGAAAAGATTGGAAACAAATAAGAGAACATTGGGTTGATATTAAAAATGAAATCAATAAAAACAAATAATATGTGGAACACAACAACTTATGATTTTGGAGATGCTAAAAAAGGTACAGTAGTCATTGCTGAATTTGAGTATCAAGGAGATAAAAAGATTACTGAAATTAAAGCAGGGTGTGGTTGTACTTTAGTAGATTACAAAGAAGGGAGTAATGTCATTAAGGCAACTTATGATGTTCCTGCTATTGCATCTCATTTAAAGGATACACAAACTAAGCAACAAATTGTTAAAAATCTAACTATTACTTTTAGTGATGGCACTACTCAAGTATTGTACATTAAAGGTTTCATTATTAAATCATAATTATCATGTTAAGTAAAAGCTCAAAAGGAGAAAGTGTAATTCAACTACAAGTAGCACTTAGAGAAGTTGGATTATATAAGGAAACTATAGATGGTTTCTTTGGAGATAAAGTGCAGAAAGCTGTAATGGATTTTCAAAAGATAGCAGGATTATCTGTTGATGGAATTGTTGGACAACAAACTTGGAATGCACTTAATAACAAGACAGCAATTCTTTCTAATAGACTTTTGTATTTAATGATTCATTGTACTGCATCTCGTGAAGGACAAGAATGGACTGCTGATAATATTAGACAAACTCACATGGGACCATGTCCTGTTCTTGTTAATGGTAAACCAACAGGAGAATGGATTTACAAAACTAAAAGGTACAAAACTAAAAATGATTTGCCTGATGAGTTAATTGGTGGAGTACATATTAGAAATTTACAAGGTAGAGGTTGGACTAAACCAGGTTATCATAAGATGATTCATTTAGATGGTTCTACTTCTATTATTAATCCTGTTAATGAAGATTCAGTTATTGAAAGTTTTGAAGTTACTTTTGGTGCTTTAGCATTTAATAATAATTGTAGGCATATTGTGTATGTAGGCGGTGCAGAAAAAGTAAATTGGCAAATACCTAAAGATACAAGAACTAAAGGTCAAATAGAATCTTTGAAAGAAGAAATACTTTATACTATTGAAATGCATCCTGATATTAAGGTGTTAGGACACAATCAAGTAGCAAATAAAGCTTGCCCTTCTTTTGATGTTCCAAAGTTTTTAAGAGAAATTGGTGTACCTGAAAAAAATATATTCTAATGAGTTCAATAAACAAAGGTAAATCAATGCCTAAAAAATTAACATTAGATATGTTAAAAGCTTGGCTTACAGATATTTTTACAAAAAAGACTGAATTTTTAAGTAAAACAAATTACAAATGATTAATTATCTAATATTATCCGCAGCAATTTCATCTTTTTTAGGTAAAACTTTTACAGAGAAAAGAATACAAAAATTAGAAGTAAGTTCTGTTTGTTTTCCTGAAGGTGAGTATATGTTGTTAGAAAAGTCATGGAGATTCTTTCAAGGTTACTCTAATTTAAAATGGTATTATAAATTGTTTGGAAAGAAGTGGTTAAAAATACCTGAAGTTAGTTGTGTAAAGTTAAAAGAAGAATTATCTTTACACGAAGTTCAGAATGTACTTGATGATTGGACTGTTAATTACAACAATGATTGGTTAAGTAAAAACTTAGATGAAGAATTAGAGTGTTTGTTTGAAGATATGTATGTACCTAATGGTAGTACAAAGTATGGGGTAGATGGAAGTACACATTCAATATGGTTTGGAGCTGTATCTCAAGATAAATACTTTGATGGCACTTTTGAATTTTACATCAGTATAATGAAAGAAAGAATTAAAAATCAAGGATATTGTTGGACTCCTAAACAAGAAGATAATGGTTGATATATTTGAGTTACATAATTCTTTTGTAAGACCAAAAGTAGAAGTTCTTTTAATATTTCCTTTTAAAGAAATATGGGAAAGAGATACTTCTAAACATAAAGAAACTGCTATAAAAGAACTTTCTTATATTTATTTTATTGCTTCTCCTAAAAAATCAAATCCTTATGCAGGATATAAAGATGAAGTGAAAAGTGAGAATATTATAAAAGGTTTATGGAAAGATGAAGAGTGGAATCCTGATTTATTTGTGCAAAAAGGAATTGAAGTTTATAGTAAATGGTTACAAGATGCTTCACCTTCAATGAGATATTACAATGCAGTTAAAGCAGGTATAGAACAAACTATTAACTTTTTTCAAAACATTGACTTTGAAGAAAGGACAGATAAAGGGGCACCAGTTTATAAGATTAGTGAAGTTATTCCTGCACTTAAATCTGCAAATGAGGTGTTAAAGTCAATGACAGAATTACAAGAAAGAGTTGAGCAAGAGTTATATGAAAGTTCCAAAACCAAAGCAGGTAAGGAAATAAACCATTTTGAAAAATGACAAAAGATAAAACTAAACCATCAATAGGAGATTACTTTGAAAAGAGTACAACATCTTCTAAACATCCTGAATCATGTTCTGCTTTTATTTCTAAATTGTTTAAAGCAAAAGAGGATGCCCACATTACTCATATTGAACAAAAGGTAAAGTCATCTGCAATACATGAAGCTTTAAGTATATTTTATACTTCACTTGATGGGTTGTTAGATACTTTTGCTGAAACTGTTATGGCTGTACATGGTCAATTGACATTGTCTTTTAGTGCTACAGGTATAAGTAATCCATTAGCTTATATGGAAAGTTTATACAATGAAGTAAATAAAGCTAAAACTATGTATAGTGAAACATGGATTCTTAATCAAATTGATGAAATGTTACAACTTATTGCACATACTATGTATAGATTAAAATTTGTAACAGCTCAACCAATGCAATAATATGTTTAAGCTTATTAAAAAGTTAATCAAGAAAAGACCTAAAGAACTGAAAACTAAATCAGAAGTTAAAGCTAAAAATAAACATGAGTAAAGTAGGAGCAGTTAGAAATCCCAATGGTCATTGGATTAATGTTGAAGTTTTCAGAGAAGAAGCAAAGCACTTTGAAAAATATGGATATTATTGTCCTGACCCTTGGGGTTCTCCTTCTTGGCAAATGTATTGGGAAGAACAACTTAGAAGAACAATTGAAGGATATGAAGTAGGTGGAAGTAAGATAACTGGTGACCATTATTTTTACTTAAACTTCTGTCCTATGATGAGGGTGGAGAAAGGTGCTGGTGGTAGAAAAGCAAAGAAGCTTAGTGGATTTCCTGACTTTTGGGATGGAGATTATAACTATGAATGGGCAACAGAAATTGCTTATAATGGAATGATTGAAAAAGATGTGAAAGCATTGAACTTAGAGGTTAAGATAAACCCTATGTATTTAGATGGAGGTAGGCATGTAATTGCAGGTAAGAGTAGAAGGAAAGGTTATTCATATAAGAATGCAGGTAAGGTAGCTAACAAATACAATAATACAAGAGATTCACTTTCTATTATTGGTGCATTTGAAAAGAAATATCTTTATCCTGAAGGTACAATGGGTATGGTATCTGATTACCTTAACTTTTTAAATGAACATACAGGTTGGAGAAAGAATAGAGATTACATTGATAAACAAGACCATAGAAAAGCATCATTTAAAGAAGTTATGAATGGTGTTGCAATTGAAAAAGGTTATGGTAGTCAAGTAATGGCTTTAACTTTTAAAGATAATCCTGATGCTGCTCGTGGTAAAGATGCTGTTTATGTGTTGTTAGAAGAAGCAGGTAAGTTTCCTAATCTTAAAGATTCTTACATGGCTATTGAACCTACACTTAAAGCAGGTAAGTTTATAACTGGACAGATTCTTATATTTGGTACAGGTGGTGATATGGAAGGAGGAACAGTAGATTTTGCTGAAATGTTTTATGACCCTGATACTTATAATTTAATGCCATTTGAAAATGTATGGGATGAGAATGCAGAAAATACTAATTGTGGTTTTTTCCATCCTATATTTTGGAATATGGATGGATTTTATGATAAACAAGGTAACTCTATAAAAGATGATGCTATTAAGTATGAGTTAGATGAAAGAGAAAGGATTATAAAGAATTCATCTAATGGTGTAGGTGTAATTCAAAGAAGAGTACAAGAATATCCTTTAAGCCCAAGTGAAGCTTTCTTAACTGTATCTACTAATGACTTTCCTATTACTGAACTTAGAAATAGATTGAACTTAGTTGAAAGAGAAAAGTTATATGATAAAAAAGGACAAGCTGTTTTTCTTATAAGAGATGAAACAGGAAAAGTAAAAGCAATTCCTGACTTAAAAAGAGAGCTAAATCCTGTATGGCATCAAAAACCTAAGACTCTTGACTTAGCAGGTTCACCTGTAATTTATGAATATCCTATTCCTAATTCTCCTAAAGGTTTATATAAAATAGGTTATGACCCTTATCAACAAGACCAAGGAACTTCATTAGCAGCAGTTTATGTTTATAAAAGTAATGCAGTATTTTCATACACAAGAGATATAGTAGTTGCATCTTATGTTGGTAGAATGAAAACAGCAGATGATACTAATAGAATTGTAGAAATGTTAGCAGAACTTTATGGTGCTGAAATAATGCATGAAAATATGATTAGAGATGTTAAGTCTTATTTTGAAAAAAGAAAGAAACTTCACTTATTAGCTGCTCAACCTGATGCTGTAATATCTAAAACTATCAAGAATTCTAAGGTAGCAAGGATATATGGTATTCACATGAATGACATGTTAAAAGATGCAGGTGCAAAATATATAAAACAGTGGTTGCTTAAAGAAAGAGATGTTGATGAAAATGGAAATAAAATTTTAAATTTAGATACAATCTGTGACCCTGGACTTTTAGAAGAGTTAATATCTTTTAATAGAAAAGGAAACTTTGACCGAGTAATGGCATTTATGATGGTGATGTTTCAGTTAGAGGAAGATGGGGAAAAGAAATATGACCAAGATACAGGTAAAAGTAAAGCAGCACAAACATTATTAAACTCATTTAAAAATTGGTATAAAAAATGATTGAAAGTACTGATGGTAACTTTAGTGTAGGGATGCCTAAGCACAGAGTTTCAAGAGCATTTAAGAATGCTCAAAATAAACAATGGTACAAACAGAATCTTGACTTTTTAGATAAAAGGTCATTTTCTCAAGTAGGGTTTAATGGGTTTGATACTTTTGATACTAATAGTGTATCAGAGTATAAAAGAATGAAAGTTAATTATGACTTGTTTAACAATATAATTAATATTCGTGACTTTGAATATGTAACAAAACCCTTTGGTGCTCAAGCAGGTGAGTTACCTGCTAACTTTGTGAATAGAGATATAATTTCTCCTAAGATTAAAATGCTCTTAGGTATGGAAATGAAAAGACCTTTTTCTTGGAAAGTACTTGCTGTTAATGAAGAAGCTACCACAAGGAGAGAAAAGGAAGAAATGAAAATGATGAAAGATTTTGTCATTAATGAAACATTAGCTCCTATTAGAGCAGACTTAGAAAAGAAGAAACAAGCTGAACTTAAAGGTAGAGAATTAACAGAAGAAGAAGCTGCACAAATACAACAGCAAATAGAAGAAGAAATGAAATCTCTTACTCCTCCTGAAGTAAGAAAGTATATGCAAAGGGAACATCAAGACCCTGCTGAAGCTCTTGCACATCAACTCTTAGAATACTTAGTACAAAAAGAAGATATATCTACTAAGTTTAATCAAGGATTTAAACACTTATGTATTACTGCAAAAGAAATCTTTTGGGTAGGAATTCTCAATGGAGAACCTGCCCTTTCTGTAGTTAATCCACTATACTTTGATTATGATAAATCTCCTGACCAAGAATTTATTGAAGATGGAGAATGGGCAGTATGTACATATAGATTATCTCCTTCACAAGTTGTAAAGTTTTTTGGTGATGAATTGACTGAAACACAAATAGATAAGATATATAGTTTCTACAGTCAAACTATGAGTCATGTGGTAGATGCTAATTTTACTTTTAATGTAAATAAAGAAGATGAAGGGTGGACTGTAAGAGTAGTTCATTGCACTTGGAAAGCACTTAGAAAAATAGGATTCCTTTCTTATACTGATGAAAAGGGAGAAATTCAAGAAACTATAGTTGATGAAGGTTATACTCTTAACAGAACTCAAGGAGATATTTCTTGTAAATGGGAATGGATTCCTGAAGTATATGAAGGATATAAAATAGGTACAGATATTTATGTGAAGTTAGGGCCTGTAGCTGGACAAGTTAAAGACTTAGATAATCTTTATGATTGTAAGCTACCTTACATTGGTGCAGTAATGGACTCTACTAACTCTCTTCCTACTTCATTTGTAGATAGGATTAAAGGTTATCAGTACTATTATGATATTATCATGTATAGGTTAGAGTTGTTATTAGCTTCTGATAAAGGTAAACTCTTAATGATGAACATTGGATTGATTCCTGAAAGTGCAGGAATTGATACTGAAAAATGGTTGTACTTTTTAGAGTCTTCTAAGATAGGATTTATGAATCCTGCTGAAGAAGGAAGTAAAGGTGATGGTTCTATAACTAATGCAGTTAAAGAAATAGATATGTCTTTAGCTTCTGATATTCAAAAATATATTAATTTAGCAGAATATATTGAAAGAAGAGCAGGAGTATCTATTGGTATTCCACCTGAAGCTGAAGGACAAATAGGGCCTAATGCTGCTGTAACAAATACTAAGCAAACTTTAATACAAGCATCTCATGTGTTAGAACCTGTATTTGAATTACACAATCATGTTAAGAAATCTGTACTTCAAAGATTAATAGATACTGCTAAAGTTGCATATAAAGAAAATCCTGCAAGAAAACTTTACTACATCTTAGATGATTTTTCAAGGAAACTTTTAGATATAGATTTTGATTTACTTGAGAATTCTTCTTATGGATTATTTGTATCTAATGCTACTAAAGCACATGAAGTTAAAGAACTTGTATCTCAATTAGCTCATGCTGCAATGCAATCACAAAAAATAGATTTAAGTGATGTAATTAAAGTGGTAAGAGCTGAAGGAATTCAAGAAGCTGAAGAAATGCTTGAAACATCTGAAGCTAAGAAAAGAGAAGAAATGCAAAGAGAACAAATGGCAGGTCTTGAAAAACAAGAGAAAATGCAGCAACAAATGTTAGCTCATGAAAAAGAGAAGATGATGTTTGATAGAGAAACAGGCTTACTGATGGAAAAAGAAAAAACAAATAGAGAGGTACAAAAACAAACTATTATGTCATTAGGATTCTCTGAAGAAAAAGATGCAGACAATGATGGTAAGTTAGATGTATTAGAAGTAGCTAAACAAGGCATTGATGCTGATATTAAAATGAGAAAACAAAACTTAAATGAAGAACAGTTTCAGCATCAAAAAGAAGTAGATAAAGAGAAAATAGCTTTAGAAAAGAAGAAGCTTAATAAAAAAGGTGATTAAGATTATGAAAAAACTTTAAGAATAAAACTTAAGAAATATTAATTTTCAAACTTAAATTTGTGTTATCAACATGGCAAAGGAAAAAGAAGAAACAACATTAGCAGATTTTAATTGGGATAATCCTAATGATTTTTTTGGAAGTGAAGCAAATCCAACTACTAAAATTGAAACAACTACTAACATTAAAGAAGTAGATGAAGACAATGATGGTGAAGAAGCTGATAAACTTACTAATCAAGAAGAAGGAGAACAACCTGATAAAGAACAAGATAAGTTTTCTTTTGATGATGAGGATGAAGTAGAAGGTAAATCAACTACACCTTCATCTCAATGGTCAAGTACTTACAAGCTGCTTAAAGACAAAGGAATTATTTCTATTGATGTAGAAGAAGGAGAAGAAATTGATGAGGAGAAACTTGCAGAAATAATTGAGGAAGAAATCCAAACAGGACTTGATGAAACAATTCAAGAGTTTATGGATGAACTTGATGAAGATGCAAAAGCTTTTCTTAAATTCAAAAAAGAAGGTGGTGACACCAAACAATTTTTTCAGATTTATGCACAAATGAGTGAAGTGCCTGAACCAGGAAATGATGTTAAATCTCAAAAGAAATTCTTAGAATATTACTACAGAGTTGTAGAAGATATGGAGGATGAAGACATTGAAGATAAGATTTCATGGATGGAAGAAACAGGAAAACTTAGTAAATATGCAAATAAATATTATGAAGAGTTTGAGCAAAATCAAGAAAGTATTAAAGAAGACGCTGTTAAAAAGCAACAAGAAATGCGGATGCGTCAAGAAGAAAATAAAAAACAGTTAATCAAAGATTTAAAACATACAATAGATTCTGTTACTGAAATTAAAGATTGGTCAATTACTCAAAAAGATAAAAAAGAGTTACATGGCTATATGACTAAGACTGTTGAAAAAACAGCAAATGGTCAATATCTTACTAAATTTCAAAGTGACCTTCAGAAAGTTTTTGCTGATAAAGAAAAAATGATTTTGTTAGCAAAAATAATGCATAATGATTTTGATGTTAAAGACATTAAAGAAAAAGCAAAGACTGAAGTCATTAAACAAACAAAGCAGAAACTTGAGTCAAACAAACAAGGTTCAGTAAATAATAAAGGTTCACGAAATAAAGGTCTGGCTGACTTCTTTTAAAAAACACTTTTTTTCAATATGGCACAATTAAATAATAAACTAATTACAAAGCAAATGCCTTGGCATGCTAATATGACAGAGTTGAATCACTTAGGTGCAGCTCTTATGGCAAAGCCACATGTATTTGAATCTACAATGACTAAGCTGTTTACAGCTAATCGTTATTCAGATAACCCAATGACTTATCTCTTATCTTCAAGTGCAAAGGAAGAAGAGATTTCAAGTAACAACTGGGAATGGAGTTTGAGAACAGCTTCAAGTCGTCCTTTGGTGGTGATAGAAAATGTAGAACCTGCTGCTAATACTACTCCTGGTAAATTGAAACAAACTTTCAAGTTAAAGCTTGATGAAAACTGGTTTGTTCCAGGTGATATTATTCATCCAGGTACAAGTAATAAAAAGCTTCAAGTTCGTATTCAAGAAGAACCTTACAGACATGGTAAAGGTTGGGTTTATGTAGTACGTTTGATGTCAGATAATGGTTCTGATTTCTTACCTGTCACTTACTTGCAACCTGGTACACAATGGGCTAAACTCTTCTCTCAATATGAGGAAGCTGGTGAACAATCAGGTTCAACTCAATATTCATTACCTATTACTCTTACTAACAGACTTTCTCGTTTCCGTAAGAAGTATCAAATTACAGGTGATGCACATAATCAAGTTCTTGCAGTTAAAGTACCTGACTCACAAGGTAAAATGCATGATTCTTGGATGAAATATGCAGAAGTAGAATACTGGCAACAATGGTATAAGGAATTGGAAAGAGGTTACTGGTATTCTCGTAGTACTAACTCAGTTCCTGGTGCTAATGGAAGACCTATTTATTCAGGCCCTGGTATTCAAGAACAACTTGAAGATTCTCACATCCATAGATATACACACTTAACTGCAACTCTGATTGAAGAGTATTTGATGGACATTTTCTACTCTCGTGTTAAACCTGGTGGACAACGTAAAATCAAAGCATTTACTGGTGAATATGGTATGATTATTTTCCATCGTGCAATCCAAGATTGGATGGAGAAAAAAGGTTTCATTCAAGTTGTTGACCAACTCTTTATTGATAAGACATCCTCTGCTTATCATGAAAATGGACTTGCAGCAGGTTATCAGTATGTTAAATATCGTATGGCAAATGGTGCAGAGCTTGAGCTTATCCATAACCCACTTTATGACGATAGAGAAATTAACTTTGAGATTGACCCTGTAACAGGTTATCCAACTGAATCTATGCGTTTTACTTTCTTAGACTTTAGTGGTCAAGGTTATGAAAGTAATGTAAAACGTATTAAGAAAAAAGGTGGTATGTCTTTGATTTACACAGCAGGTTTGGTTACACCTTTTGGCCCTGTAAATAATAAACTTGCTTCTCACTCAGGTGACTACTATGAGATGCATGTTAAAGACCAATGTGGAATACATCTTGAAGATGTATCTCGTTGTGGTGAACTTATTCTTGCTCGCGGATAATTGTGATTTTAGTTTGAAAAGGAGGAATTAATCCTTCCTCCTTTTTTTATTTTTATACTTCAAATCTTTTTAAAATGAAAAATCCAAATATTGTAGAATTACGTCCTATTGCAAATGTAAAAAAATGGCATGGAAAAGAAGGTAAAGATTCATTTACTCAAGACCATGCAAGTCAAATTCTTTATGATTCAAGAACAGGTAAATATGCTACTGGCTTAACTGAACAAGAAGCAAAAGAATATGGTGCTAAATTAGGATTAGACCTAAGTGATATGTTTAATCCCTTAACACCTCATCCATTTTGGGGTACTAAAGCTGCTCAATTAAAGTTTCCTAATAAGACACTTATCTTTGACATTACTAAACCAATGGATTTTATTAAAGTTAAAGCTTATAAAGTTTCTCCATTTGTAGCTAACTCTGAAAAAGAATTACAAGATGGTATGTGGCCTGAAGCTACTCACATTCTATATGATGAAAGTGAACACGTAGAAATTGAAGCTCACAAAATGAATAAAAAGTTAGAAGCATATAAACTTGTTGACAAACTTACTAAAGAACAAAAAACTTCAATGATCCAAATTCTTTTAGATGTTTCAGTAAGAAATCAATCTAATGATTATATTGATGTTAAGTTAGGTGAGTTAATTGAAAGTGACCTTATTAATGATTTTATCAAACTTGCTAAATCAGATAAAAAAACACTTTTTGTTAAAGGTTTAGTTACTGAAGCTATCTATAAAAATATACTTACAAAAGAAGGTGCAGGTATTTATTATATGGGAGATATTCTTGGTCACTCAATTGATGAAGTAGTTGAATACTTTGCTAATCCTCAAAACCAAGAAATTAAAGCAAGAATTCTTGAAAAAATTAATTAGTCTAAAATAAGCAGTTGTTATGGATATCCGAGGAATGCAGTATGATGTAAAGACTAAACTGAATAAAGTTGATTCTCAACAATACAGGAATTTAAGAGTTCCTGAAATTGATTGGGCATTAAATGAAGCTCAAGAAGTTTTTATTAAACTCATTGCAGAACCAAGAAATAAAAATGGATTTGGATTTGAAGTGAATCAGAGGAGTATTGATGATATTCGTACTTTGGTAGTGAATGAACTTACTCCTCTTTCTGCTGCTGTTTTTAATACTACTTCTTATGAAGTACTCTTACCAAACAATTATATGTTTTTCATTTCAGGTTATGCTTGTATAACTAAAGGAAATTGTGAAAACATTCAATCAAGATTGTTTGTAAAGCAACATGATGACATGCATGAAGAATCTCCTTTTGATTCAAGCTCCTTTGAATGGAGAGAAATCAATTGTAGATTTTTTGAAAGTGGACTCAGAGTGTTTACTGATGGAACCTTTATTATTGAATCTATATGCGAATTTAATTACATTAGGAAACCTGCCTATATCCATAATGCTCAAGATTATGTAGGGGGAACTTACAATTTACCTGATGGTACTGTATTAACAGGAAGTCAAGATTGTGAATTACCTGAACATACTCATAGAGAAATTGTAGATTTAGCTGTACTTATTCTTACAGGACAAATGCAGATTCCTGATTTTCAAATCAAACAACAAAAGATTTCTCTTTTGAACAATTAAAAATTTATTAAAAAATGAGTGCAAATAATCCTGTATTTCAAGTCCTTATCCCAACAGGTGACCAAGCTGTTTTAGCAGCAGGCAGTAGAGTTACAGCTTTAGCTGTTGGACAAATAGGTGTGTTTTCTGCTGAAACAGGTCTTTCTTTAAATGCTGCTGGTGTAGCAAATGAAAGAGCTATTTTCTTAGCTGTAGGTGTTGATGAAGATGGTGATACTGTAATGGATAGCATTAGAGTTTCAGCAGGTCAAAACATTCAAAGAAAAGGTGTAACAGATTATACCCTAAGATGTTATAATCCTGAAAGAGCACACATTGTAGATATTACTGATTTTAGTGGTATTCAATGTGAAAGTTCTTACACTTTCAAAGTAGAGTTTAGAGGTAATACTCAAGCTTATCAAAATTATGGCTTTAACCAATTTGCTAAAACATTCTCTGTAAGAACAGGATGTTGTGGTGCAGGTTGTGATTGCCCTGATGGAGATTGCAATGAACTTGCTGAATTGTTTGTTAATGCAGTTAATGCTGATACTGATGGCATTGTTAAAGCTGACTATCTTGACTTCACTACTACTCCAGGTAGCCCTGTTGTTGTAGCTGCTGCTGGAGTTGATGCTTGGATTGTTGCTAACCCAGGCTTATGCTTAGGTGTAAGATTAACAAGTGTAGCTTCTAAATTGTATGCTTACTGTAATATTCCTTTGCGTTATTACAAAATGCGTCAATTTAAAATGACAGTATCTGTTTTAGAACCATTGAGTTGCAAAGCAGTTACAGCTACTTTCCAAGAACCTTCTTTTGGTGAAGGTCAAGGTACTGATATTGGATGGTTAGAATATGAAGCAGGTGGATGGAATGGAAAACCAGGCCCATACAGAGTAGGTGAACTTGTTGGTACAGCACTTGGAGAATTTGAAAGATTCTCTACTAATGGTGCTATTTACAATCAAGTAAATCTTCATTACATGAATGAGGTAGTAGCAGGTTGGGAACAAAACAAATCTAAACTTAACACTATTATTGCTATTCCATGTACTAATGGTGCTAATGTTACTCTTACTGCATTGCTCACAATCTTAGATGCCTTTACTGATAACTTTGATGCTTTGGTAGATGATGTAGCATTGTGTACTTGTAATACAGTTGCATTTACATCTGCTGCAAGTGTAACCACTGATGGTATTGGTTAATCAATAAAAATTATTATCCTATAAAAAGGGAGGGAATTAACTCTCTCCCTTTTTTTTATTTTCTAACTTGATTCAATTTAAGTGAAATGTCATATCAATTAACAAAAGAAATAAAGCAACAAATTGCTTGCTGCACTAAAGATTTAAGAGATGCAGTTACTTTAATAGAAACTTCATTAGACCCAACTAATGAAAATGAATTTGTACTAACAAGACCTAATGGTGAACCATTTGAAACTAATGTTGATGGTCAAGCTATTGTAGGTATGTCTGATGTACCTAAAGTAAATGATGAGTACTTAACAGGTGAAATGTACAATGGTCTTCCTGTATATGCTTCTCAAATTGAAGTTAACTTAAATGGTGCTTCTCCTGCAAATCCTTCACTGTTTGTATTTGATACTCTTATTAGTGCTGATTTAATATTTGTAACTTCAGCAGGTGCCCAATATCATTTAGGTAGTCCAAGTGCAGCATTAGTTGCAATATGTGATGCTTATGCTTTTATTACAAATGCAGGTGCATTAACTGTAGAATGGAGTACAGTACATGCAGCAGGTAATAAATTGAGAATGTTTTTACGTTATACTCGTGTTTAAATAAAACAAATCACTAAATGATACTATTATCTAAAACAGATGATTGTAAACACATAGCTATAAAGTCAGAGTTAATCTCTGACTTTATAGTAAATCCAAGTGACTATTCTAATCTTGAAATAAAAGCAACTTTAAACTGTTGTGATACTGAAGAAATAATTGCATCAATTGATTCTGAAGAAATTGCCAATGCTCAATGGACATTAGCTTTTCCTACAAATACAAGTGCAGTTATTAAAGAATTGATATTTGGAAATATCTATACTTTACAATCTTGGAATGTACTTTCAACTACTTATGATGTAGCTGATTATACTTGCAGTACAGGAGATATTACAAACTTATTTCCTATTATTCAAGCATGGTTTACTACTAACTTTGCAACTACTATTACTCAAAACTATTCTTTTGATGGTACTAATTGTATTTATTTAGTTGATGACTTACCATTAAACATGGTTCCTATTAAAATGATAGTGACTATTAATGGTGTTGATACTGAAATATATTTTCAAAACTATCCAGTTGAAGGAGTATTTTTTACTAATGATGCAATAGTTATTAGTCCTGAATTCTTTAATTTAACTGAATTTGTTGATGGAGTTTATTCATTTACTGTTACTTTTACAAAAGATAATCAATTGATTTCACAATCAAGTTGTTTCTTCTTTGATTGTAATACTAAATGTTTAGTTTCTGAAAGATTGGAAGAGTTAAAGAATTGTAATAAGTCAGCAACTAATCTTTTTTTACTTCACTACACTTTAACAGAGGGTTCTAATTGTGGATGTAATTGTGATAAATTATGTGAAATATTTAAAAAACTTTGTAGTGAGTTAGGAGGAAGTAATTCATGCTCTAATTGTGGATGTTAATATGAAATGGAATTGTAACATAGTTAAGTTAATGTATGAAAGAGTACTCCGAAGAAAATTTGGATTACTCTGCATTGATGATACTTCAAATAAAGAATTTGTAGATTCTTACATTAATAGGTTAGATTGTACAGATATAAACTTACAATGTGTTGATTCACAACCTTGTCCAAATTTACCTGTAACAACAGATTGTACACTTGATGTAAACATTACTTACACTATTGATGCTACAGGATTAATCTATACATTTACTGCAACACCTATAAATGGAACTGCTCCTTTTGTTTATGATTGGAGTTATATATTAATTCATTGGATTTTTATATCTCAAACAGGTAACACTATTCAATTAAAGCCTGCTATCTATGGTTCACTTATAAGTACAGGTGTAGGAATTACTCTTACAGATAGTGTTGGTTGTGAAATTAAAAAATCAATTCCTGTTGAATATGAAAAAGATTCATTAAAAATGGAAATTGGCTATGTTTGTGATATAGATAACAATGGAATTGTATGTGTAACAGCTACTGGTGGTGCACCTCCTTATACTGTAGTAGGTACACCTGGTGGAGTAATATTAACTGATGGTGGAAGTATATGTGTTGTATTACCTAATGGTTCTAACTATGGAGCATTTGTAACTGATTCAGTTGGTAATACTACTATTGCAACTTTAGGTTTAATAGCTTGTCCATTTGATTGTAACACAATTACACTTTTAGATAATGCTTCTGTAGTTTGTTTGACTAATGAATTTGGCAATACAGGTCAAGCTACTTTAACTGTAACTCCTTCAGGTGGAACTGCACCATATATAATTACAGGTACTATAAATGGAATTCCAGGATTTGTAAATGGTCAAGTAGTTAATAATGGAGATGTAATCATAGTTGAAATTACAGATGATAATGCTTGCAGTATAAGTAATGAATACACAATTGTTTGTCCTCCTTATATTCCTGAGCCTACAGAATTTACTTGTGATGATATTGCAGCAGGTTTAAATGTTGAGGTATTTACTTACAGCATTGTAGCAAGTCCATTAGGATTTCCTTTATTTGGACATCAAGTAGATTATAATATTTCATGGAGTGTAACTAACTTAGGAACATTTGGGTTAACATCTGCTAATATATCTAATGTACAATATGAAATTTCAAATACTTCTGCTAATGTTTATGGTCAATTTTCATTACCTTCTTTATTAGGTTGTAATCCTTGTATTGCAAATGTGCCTTATTTTTCTAACCCAGGATTTAGAGCTTATATTAATTCTGTTTGTGGAGATAACAAGTATTTAAACTTAACAATTAAGTTAACTTTCACAATTGTAAATGGTGAAGAAATATGTACAATATGTTTTGAAAAAGACATAGAAAGACTTTATATTTGTGGACAAGTACCTTCTACTCCTTCAGGAACAGGTATGGATAATATTGAATGTTAAATTAAACCAATAGAATTATGACTATAGACCCTATTCTTGCAAAGTTAGTAGCTTGGGCTTTAGGTTTCTTGTTTACTACATTAGTTGCTGTATTAGTATGGTTGGCTAAATCAGTTATGGGAAAAATAGACACCATAGTGAAAAATCAAGAAGCTGATGCAGTTGAAAGAACTGGAATGAAGAAAGACATTGATTCAATCAAAACAGATATGAATACTGTTAAAGCTGAAATCAAAGATATTTCTGACATTAAACAAAAGCTTGTAAAGATTGAAGTTAATGAAAGTTATATACTTGAAGATGTTACAATACTTAAACACTCTCAAGGTGATGTTCACAAAAAAATAACTGAACTAAATGAAAGGTTAATTAAAATTGAAAGATAATATGGAAAAGTTTTTAGAGTTAATTAAAAAATATCAAAGACCTGTAAGAACAGTTTTTTGGACATTACTAATTTCAATTACTTACTTAATGTGTTTATTTACAAGTAAACCTTGTAATGATGGATTTGTAACAGAATCTATTTTAATTATGATGTTTATGGATATGGGGATTTATACTATAAGTAGAACATTTGAAAAAACTAAAAAAATAGAAGACAATGCGTGATACTTTAGAAAAAATAAATAGAGCATTGCAATGTGCTTGTGAAAGAAATGATACAGTAATTGCAGCTTTAAGTGGTTTAGCCACTGAAGCTACTTTACAAGCTATTGAAACAGGTCAAGATGATTTAATTACTTTATTAGAAAAAGCTAATTGGACAAGTGTTTCAGGTAATTCAATTGAGTATGCTTATTATTCAGGAGTAGCCGCAGGTAATCCAAGTGGTAACACCTCAAATGTAGAAACTGCTACTTATAAAACAGGTGTAAGTACAATCTTCACTCAAACCTTTGCATATAATGCAGCAGATTTAGTAATCTCTATAACAACCACATAATGAAATGGCATATAGAATTAATCCTTTTACAACAAAACTTGATGATATAGGAAATGCAGGAACTGTATCTGATGCATTGTACTACAATAAAAATATATTTCAAAACATGACTGCTGTAATGGCAGGAGCTGGTACAACTGTATCTTTAGGTGGTAATGACCTTGTCTATTATGGCATCTTTATAAGAGAAAGAATAACTGTAATTGATGCACGTATTACTATGTCATCGGGAACAGGAGATGCAGCATTTGCCATGTATGAAGCAACATCAAGTGGGGCAATAGGTGACAAGATTTTTAATTCAGCAAAAGCTACAGCAGGTGTAAACGTTTCTAATATTTATACCTTCCCTTCGCCACAAGTATTTGAAAGGGGAATGTATTATTTTGCAGTAAATCAAAGCGGAACTTGTACTTATTATGCAGCAGCAGCAGCTCAAACATTTCCTGCTTTTGGTGGGCTTGCAAATTCCGCGGGTCAAAGAAACGCAGGTACAGCAGTTGTTGCTTATAATACAACTTTACCAACTTCACCGCCTGCACTTTCACTGTTGTCAGTTTCTGTTCCTATTCTTTACTTCAACTTACAGCCATAATATGAAAACATTTCAAGTACGAAAAGATAATTTTGAGCAGGTGTTAAAGTTTGAAAACTTGCAAGCAGCAGAAGCATTTTGGATAAATTATCAACCTTGTGTCATCACTGAGATAACACCTTATATAAGAACTACTCAAGAAAAAGTTGCAGATGATTTAGTATTTGGTAATCAGTTATACTTTGAATTCTTAGTAGATAATGAAACTACTCCTGCTACTGCACAAGAAGTAATAGGTATGTTTGTAAAGTTTGGTGATGCTAAGAATGCTTTACTAGCTGGAGCTATTGTACAAGCAAGGTACATCGTTTCTTTATTAACTGTAGATACTCTATTCAATCAAGAACGTAAGGATAAATACCTTGCTATGATGGATACTTACCTATCTCAATACGTATAACAATGAATCATACTTATATCTTTAATCCTTTATTAGCCCTTGGGTTACAAAAAATAACTTCGTCTGTATCAGGCAATGTTGTAGAGATATCATCTTTAGCAGACTTTCCTGTTGCAGATGTTAATGATGAAATTCATTTACCAGCAGGTGCTTATTGGATTAAAGCGCATGTGAATTTAGCAGATAAAAGGTTGGTATGTGATGGCATTGTTACAATTTTTGGAAGTTCTTCAGAATCTTCATCACTTACAACTACTAATAGTAGTGCGATGATAGAAACTTCTTACACAATGCCGCTCATGAACATATCTTTAACTGCCCCTATAGCAGTACAAATAACAGGAAGTAGTTTAGATGCTTATGACTTTACAGCAGTAAATTTCATTAATTGCCCTGTTTCCGCAATAGTAAACGGTTGTAGTAATTTTATATTCAATAATGGAGCAGCACTTAATTCTGGCGAATTATTGTTTGAAGGTTCTTGTGGAACTATTGCATTTAATAATACTTTATTTATAACGGCTAACTCGGCAACTTCTATTAAGATTAGTGATACTTGTACTATTACAAGAAGGTTTAGAGTAATTTATTCTTCTTTTGTAACTTTAGCTGGAAGCACTTCTTTAAACGTATCAGCTTTAGCAATAATTACTCCTGAAACGTACATATTAGATACTGTTAATTTTTCAGGGGGCGGAAGTTATATTGTAGGAGTTACTACTAGTAGTAATAAGTCTTTGTTTACGGCGTGTAAAGGCATAAATAATACAGCTGTTAATGGACAACTGTACATGCAAAATAACGCAGTAGCAACTCCTATTGGAGTTATAAACACTTGGTATAAAGTATTAGGAACTACATCTGCTTCGAGTGATAATAATAAATACTTACATAATAATAATAGATTGACAAATGACGCAGCAGTTTTAAGGAGTTATTTGATATCTTGCACTTTAGCATTTACAAGTGGTAACAATAATGTTTGTAAGTTTGGATTTTATGATAGTGCATTAGGTACGATTAGAACTCCTTCAATAAATACTACTACTGCTAATGGTGCAGGACGAGCTGAAAATATTACTTTAACGTGCGTAGTAAAGCATGCCCAAGGTGATTTTTTAGAAGTGCATTGCTTGAACACAAGCTCAACTACTGCTATTACAGTCACTGATATGAATTTTGTAATAACTGAAATAAACTAATGGGAATAGTACTCTTTATAGTCGCCGTATTTCTCGGCGGAATTCTATCATGTTTTGGTTTTATATACGGCATACTCAAAGCCGTATTAGGATATTGCAATACCATATTGTTACTTTGTGCAATAGGTATAGACCGAATGGGTAATGTGATATGTGCAGATATGTTCAATGATATGCTTATCAAGCATACTCCTGATGTCCATAAATTTGGTAACATGAATGAAACTGTTAGTAGAGTGTTAGGTATAAATAAAAAAACTAATACACTAACTAAGTTTGGTAGAGGAATTGCAAACATTTTAAATTGGATTCATCCTAATCATGTAGAGCTTGCTTCAAAAGAATATTGGAAAGAAGAATTAATTATATCAGATTTTAACGATAATAATAACTAATTATAATTTGTCATAAATTTTTAAGATATTTGTTACATTATTAACAAATATCTTTTTTTATGACTACCAAATCCAATGTCCAATTATTATTATCTACCAACTTTAATGACTTAGTATTTCAAGAACAAGAGCATATATACAAAGTAAATAATAAAGCATTACCTTCTGTTTCTGCACTTGTTAAAAAACATTCACAACCATTTGATGAAATGTTTTGGGCTGATATAGTTGCTAAAAAACAAAAAGTAAAAGTTCAAGAAGTGTTAGATAAGTGGGAAGTTAAAAGAGTAGTTGCAGCTAACAATGGTACTAAAGTACACACTTATGCTGAAAACTGGTGGGAAGATAATATATTAGAACCTACTTGTGAACAAGAAAAAGCTATAAGGTTATTTTTAGAATGGTGTATTAAAGATGGTCAATATAGTTTATTAAGTACTGAACTTCAAATGTATTCAAAAGAATTTTGGTATGCAGGTACTTGTGATTTATTGTTATGGAATAATAAGTTAGAATGTGTAGAACTATTTGATTATAAGACTAATGAAGATTTAGATAAACAGTTTGATTATTTATTATCTCCTTTTAATTATACTCCAAGTACACCATTTAATAAATATCAACTTCAACTTTCTTACTATCAAATAATGTTAGAGGAAATTGGAATTCCTGTAGCTAACAGATATGTTGTTTGGGTAAAACCTACAGGTACTTATGAATTAAGAAGTTGTCATAATTTTACAGAAGAATTAAAACAATATTTACATGAAAATTAGTGAAGCAATACAAAGAATTCAATCTTTATATTCTTTAGGAGTTCAATCTGATGATAGTAGATTGAAAAGCAGACACGTATATAATAAGATGAAAACAGTCAGGGGAAGATTGTTATATGAAAAAGCAAATAAAAAACAATACATTGCTAACAGTAATTATCAGATTCTCAATTGTGTAGAACTTATAAAAGCTGAAGTACATGAATGTCCTTGTATTCCTCCTTTGGGTTGTTGTATCTACAAAACAAAACATCCATTACCTGCTCCTTTATCTTCTTTCAATAGACATCTTATTAAAAGTGTAACATCATTAGATGGTAATATAAGATACTCTGAAATAAGTTGGGAAGATAAGAAGTATAAACAATATGATAAATACACATCAGCTAAACCTGATTATATCTTAACAGGTAATCATCTATTAGTTACAGGTAAAAATGATGTTGAAGTAATAAGAGTTGAGTTATTATTAGAAGACCCATTAGAAGGATATAACAATCCATCTTACTGTAATCCTGAAAATGATTGCATTTCTAATTATGAAAGAGAATTTCATTTAGATAACTCTATGTTTGATGCATTAGTAGAGTTAACAGTTCAAGAGTTAATTCAACTATTTAGACCAAGAGAGGATTCATCTAACAACACTAAAGATACTCCTGAACAAGAAACTAAATAATAAACCATGAGCAAGGGTAAAAAATTAGAAACATTCAATACAAGTTTTAAGAACTACAAAGACAATCAAGGTAAACTTACTAAGGTAGAATACCTTAATTTAATGAATGGATTTGCAGAGTTTTTAATGGATTGTATATTAGAAGGTGAAACAGTTCATCTTCCTGAAAAATTAGGAGCTATTCAAATTGTAGGAAGAAAACTACAAAGTAAAGTAACTGATAAAGGTATTGAAGGATTAACAGTAAATTGGGGAGCTACTAAAAAACTATGGAAAGAATGTGAATCTTGTAAAGAGAAAGAACAAAAAGTTTATCATTTTAATGAGCATAGTGATGGATTAAGATACAGATTCTTTTGGTCAAGAAATACAATGATTTTAGCAAATAAAGTTTACTACACTTATTTACCAAATAGAAAAAGTAAACATAAGTTGTTTAAGAAAATAGTAGAAGAACAAAAAGAATATTTAATAGTTGAAGGTAAATATGCTCCTCGTATTAAATTTCAATCAAAAAATAAAATAACAAAATGAGTAATGAAGTTACACCTTATGTTTCAGTAAACAAAATCTTAGCTAAACTTAGAAGAGATTTAGGTTCTACTCAAGAAATAAATGAATCTGATGCTATAGAATGGGCAGCAGAAGCACTTCAAGCTATTGGTGCAATTACCTTATATGAAGAAGCAGTTGCATTAATTGAAGTTGAAAATCATCAAGCATATTTACCTAATGGATTACATGCTATTGTACAAATTGCAAATAACTTATGTTGGGATGATGTAAAAAAATGTGGTCTTTGTCCTTCAGATATTATAAGTATTGTAGAAGAATCTGAAAGTGATGTTCCTATTCCTGTTGCACTTGATTGTAATGGACAACCTATAAATGCTTATGAGTTAGCTTACTATAGACCTTTCTTTGATTTAAGAGATGAAACAGGTTACTTTACATCTTCTTATCTTTTTAATAATTGTTTTTCAGTTGTCAGGTTAGCAAATCATAGTTTCTTTAACTCTTTAGTTTGTAAGTTTGATGAACAAGAAAAACTATACAATGAAGCTTCAGGATTTTCTGAATATACAATTGTGAATGGAGATACTTTAAGATTGTCATTTGAAAGAGGACAAATAGTACTATCTTATGTAAGACAACAAGTAGATGAAGATGGTTATCCAATGATACCTGATCATTACTCTTACACTACTGCAATAACTAAATACATTATCATGAAGATGATGGAAAGAGAGTTTTATGCAGGTAGAGATGGAACAGTTACTAAGTTACAAAAAGCAGAACAAGATTGGCATTATTACTGTAAACAATCTCGTAATAGAGCAATGATGCCTAAAGGTGTAGATGCTTGGCAAAATATTCTCGAACAAAGACAGTATCTTTTACCAAGAATAAACAGATACTATGGTTTCTTTGGTAAAATGTCAAGACCTGAATCACGTAAATTTAATGATTCTGATAATAGAAATTACTTTAGAGGAAGTTTTAACAGATACTTATAATGGAAAAAAATGTAAATAGACCTCATAAGGGTATGATGCAGGATATTAATCCTGTTGACCAACCTAAAGAAACATACAGATATGCATTAAATGCTGTCAATGAAAGTAGTGATGGTAATAAAACTATATTACATAATGAAAAAGCAAATGAAGATTGTTGGTCATTAACTACTGGTTATTACCCAATAGGTAAAGTGTATACTCAAAACAATGAAGTAGTTATCTTTTCTACTAATGGCACTAATAGTGAAATAGGTGTAGTTAAAGATTGTAACTATACTACTATAATTAACTCTGAATGTTTAGGATTTGATATTAAGTTTCAAATTGATGCAACATACAGAGTTAGAAGAGGATGTGAAACTGTTATATATTTTACAGATAACTATAATCCTGTAAGACAAGTTAACTTAAACAAACTTGAAAACTATTATAGTGATGCTTATATAACTTATTTGTCATCAGGTGACATTAACCCATTTGTAGGTGAAAAATGGAATTGTGATTTATTTGCACTTATTCCACCTTATTCTATTCCTTGTTTTAGTGATGCACAAATAATTACTGGTGGTCAATTAAATGCAGGTTCTTATAACTTTGCAATTCAATATTTAGATGAAGGATTTAATCCTACTCCTTGGATAATTACATCTCATCCTGTAAACATATATCATGATGATGTTAATGCACCATTTAATAATATAGATGGTTCATCTCAATTAGAAGCTGATGGATTAGGTGGTGTAGCTAACTCTACTAACAAAGCTATCAAGTTAGAACTTTCTAATTTAGATGATTCATTTACTTATTATAGAATTGCAGTAATTCAAGCTACAGGATTTACAAGTAATGTAACTAAAACTGTAGTATCTTCAGAGATTCCAATTACTCAAGATATCTTTATTTATAATGGAGATTTGAATGGTTATACTGAAATATCTTCACAAGAAATCAAACCTGGAAGAATTGACTTAGAGTATGTTGCACATTTAGAACAATTAGAAAATAGACTTATACTTTTAAACACTAAAGGTAAACAAGTAAACTTCTGCTCATTTCAAAAGTTTGCATCTAAAATTCATTCTCGTTATGTAGTTAAAGAAGTAGATGCTACTGATATTGATGCTGTTGGTAATCCTAAAAATCCATTAACTCCATTTGAGTGTATGGGATTTATGGGTGGAGAAGTATATGCTCTTGGAATTGTTTATGTATTTAAAGATGGATTTGAATCTCCTGTTTATCATATACCTGGTCCATCTGCAAATCAAAGATGGAACTGGACTACAGAACTTTGTGAAGTAGTAGCAGATACTACACCTGTAACTCCTTGGAATTCAGATATAGAACACTTAGTACCTGCAAGTGATGCAGCAGCTTATAATGCACTTCCACCTGAAGATAAAATACCTAAATGGAGAGTGTATGAAACTGCTATAAATGTAAGTGCTACTGAAGGACAAATGGCATATTGGAAATGTTCTAACTCTGTATATGAAGTAAAAGAAAGTTGTGATGGTGAAGATTATTGGGGTCAAGATGTTTGTGGAAATGATTTAGTAAATACTTCAATTAGACATCATAGATTTCCTTCAAGAACTTTAGAACCTCATGTAGATAATGATGCTTCAGTACAATCTTATTATAAGTTAGAAGTAACTGTATCTTTAAAAGATGGACAAGTATGGCCTATAGGTATTCCAAGTATTGATTTAGATATTGACTATGATTATAATGGTGTACCTCAAACTACTTTTACAAAAACATTTGTTGAAGCTGATTTTGCATCAGGTTCTATTACATTTGTGGTAGATATTCAACCAGGTAATTCTCCTGCTATTTTTACCAATGTTGTATTTAGTGGAACATTAGTTACAACATATCCTCTTGTATTTGATATAACTTATACTACTTTATTTGCTTATTCTAACTTTGTTGATAATTCAGTAATAAGATTATTAGGTGTTAAGTTTAGTAATGTAGATTACCCTCATCCTGATATTGTAGGTCATTATTTTGTAAGAGCAGAAAGAGATTCTTTTAATAGAACTATTCTTGATTCAGGTATTGCAGGTAGAGCAAGAAGTAAAAGTACAAATGCATTTGATTATATTACTTTTTCATACTTTACAAATAACAATAATGATGCAGAACATCATTATCTTTTTAATCCTAAGTTTCTTTACAATAAAGAAATATTAGTTCCTGATTATTTAAAAGTAGAATCAGAGTTTGATTTTAAAAATAAAGATTTAGGAAGTGAAAGATATGATGCTGTTGGTACATTTATCATAGATGTAGATACTCTTATAGAACATAGAATACAAAACTATGATGGACTTGTATTAACTAATGGAGATAAGAATCATTCTAAAGAAAGAATGTTATCTTCTGATGCTCTGTCTTATGATGATAATTATGAACCTGGAAATAGACAATATAATTTATCTCATTCTAATAGAGCACAAATGATTAAATTAGGAAGTTCTTTACCTAAAAATGGTGATGATATTCCTTATGTAACTCTTAGAGTAGATAGAGATGTGCATTGTAATCTTGATGCAATTAAGTATTATAAGATGCATAACTGTATATTTGAAGGAGATGAAAGAGCTGAAATATTTGGAGGTGATGTAGTCATTACACCATTCATGTTAAACAATACGTTAATGAGAGAATTATTTAATTCTCCATTAGCAAGTGTGTTAAGTGCATTACTCATAGTTGGTGCTGCTGTTGCTACTATATTAACTGCTGGTGCAGCTTCTCCTTTAATTGTAGGAGCTGGTGCTGCATTAGGTGCTACTATATCTGCTACTGCTGCAACAACTGCTGTAGTAATTACTGCTATAGTAGCTGCTGCAATTGGAGTAACTGCAACTGCTGTAAGTGCTTTATTCAAAGCTTATGCAGAAACAGATTTAGATGAATTAGCAGAAGACTCTGAATTAGATGCACTTAATACTTCAGCTACATCTTTCCTTGCTTATGCTAATGAATCATTAGTAGGTCTTTATGTAGAATCTGAAATTAATACCTCTTTAAGACAAGTAGAAAATCATGGATGTGGTAATTACTATAATGGCACCTACTACATTAATGATTATTTCAGAGATAGAATAATGTACTATGACCAAGATGAAGAAAAATGGTTACAAAAAGGAATAGTATGTCCTGAAATTTATCATTTCAACAAAGACTTTATGAGAATGGAAAAGGAAAAAGTATATTTTCCTTTAGCTAAATCTTATGATTGTTGTTCTGATTGTTTAGAAAGTTTTCCTTCAAGAGTTTATTATTCAGAACAATCTTTTCAAGAAGAATTAAGTGATAACTACAGAACTATTCTTCCTAATAACTACAGAGATATAGAAGCTGAACATGGAGAAATAACAGGAGTTGTAAGAAAACATAATAACTTATTTGTATTTTCTAAAGAATGTTTATGGCATTTGCCTCAAAATGTACAACAAGGAGTTGTAAATGAAATAGTTACATTTATTGGAACAGGAGATTATTTTGCAATTCCTCCAAGAAAAGTATTAGATTCTGATATGGGTAGTGCAGGTACTTTGCACAAATGGAGTATTGTAAAATGTCCATTAGGAGTATTTTATGTTTCAGAAATAGAAAAATCTATATACCTTATTAGTGGAGCTGAAGGTGGAATTCAAAAAGTTTCATCTGAAGGAATGGATAATTGGTTTACTGAATATTGCAAGTTGTATCTTAACTTACAGTTTTATGATTTAACAGGTTATGAATTTCCTAATTTAAATAATCCTAATAATCCTGATGGTATAGGTTATCATTCTATTTATGACCCAAGACATAAAAGAGTATTGTTTACTAAAAGAGATTACTTACTTAAATCTCAATATGTAAATAACTTTTCAATAGTTTCAATTGTAGGTGGGGTACCTGAAACACCTCTTACAACAGGTGCTGTATTTTATGATGATGTAGCTTATAAGTTTGCTGTAGCTACAGGAGCAGCTACATTTACTTATATATCTTTTGATTCTTCTTACTTTGAGAATAAATCATTTACAATTAGTTATTCTTTAATTTCTCAATCTTGGGTTTCATTTCATTCTTATATTCCTTTGTTTTATTATAGTGACCAAAATACATTTTACTCTTCACTAAGTAATAAGATATGGAAACATAACATTAATGGATTGTATCAAAAGTTTTATGGAACATTATACTCACACATTATTGAAACAGTATCTGTATCTAATCCAATGATTACAAGATTGTGGGAAGATATACAATTACAAACTGTTGCAAGAAAATATAATAGTGCTTCAGATGAATATTTTGACCAATTAAATACAACATTTAATTACATTACTCTGTATAATAGTAGACAAGTAAGTGGTGAGTTACAAATGATTGTTAAAAACTTACAAGCTAATCCTCAAAATTATTTCCTTAACCAAACAGTAAACAGTAACAGTTCTATAGTTATAGATAGAAAAGAAAGAAATTGGCACATCAATGATTTTAGAGATATGAGAATTAATTATACAATTCCTATGTTTACTAAAGACTGGACTTCTGTTGGAGCATCTTACCCAATTGATAAAGTAGTTAATCCTACTGTAATTGATATAAATAAAGATTGGTCTGAACAAGAGTCTTTCAGAGATAAATATTTAATTATAAGATTAAGGTTTGCTAATTTTGAAGATATAGAATTAAGTACTAACTTTGTTATTGAAACTGAACAACAATCTTTTAGATAATGAAAAAGAAAACTAAAAATACACCAGGTTTGCCTACTTCTGTAATTAAAAATGAAACACTTAGAAGACAAAAAGAAAGACAAGATAGAAGAAGTCTTGATTTGGTAAGGAATACTTTTAAACCACGTTTATCTATTGAGGAACAATTTCAAAATCGACAAGATGAATATTTGATTAAACTCATGGGCATAACCGATGAACAGTATCTAAATAAGGAAACTCCTTGGGATGATAAACAGAAGGAAAGAGCTGCCAAATATGATTATGTCAAGGAAGGAATGTATAATAGTATTGCAAATGACAAACGTGATGAGATATTAGATTTTAAAGGTGCTGCTTATCCTAAAGCTCCTACAGATGGTCAAACTATTATTGATAGGTATGAAATGGCTAAGAGTCATGGGATGTTAAAAGGTAAGAATCCTGAAACTTATGCAATGCCTGCTAATGAACGTAGAAAATCTGAAAATGCCCTTGCATCTTATGCATTAGATGAACACATTTACAACCAACAAAAATCAGCATTTGGAAATCAAACATTTGAAGAGTTTTGGAATCAAAAAGGTAAAGATGCTATCAGTGTTATAAGTGATAATTTAAACAATGTAACTGAAATGAAAAAAAATAAATATCAAAAAATGGGAATGGGTGGGCAAGTATTTGATGTTGCTTCTGATTTATTAATAGGAGGAACTATGAATGCTGTTACTAATATGTTTAGAGATATTCAAAATCCTGAACATGAAAGTAGATTAACTACTAAAAATACAGGATTTGTAATGGCTAATGGTGGGCAAGTTCCTGTAGAAGTTGAAGGTGGTGAAACATTTCATTCTCCTAATGGACAAATGGGAGAATTTCAAGGGCCTAAACATGAAGCTGGAGGAATACCCACAGAACTACCTCAAGGCACTAAAGTATTTTCTGATAGACTTAAACTTGAAGGTAAAACAATGGCTGAAAGAAAAAAGAACAGAGAAAATAAAGTTAACAGATTAACTAAATTATTAGAAGCTAATTCTTCTGATGCATTAATTAAAAACAGTTTAAAAAGAACTCAAGCAATTAATGGTCTTGAAGAACAACAAGACATGGATATTCAAGAAGGAGTTAACTTTTTACAAGGCAATCTTGAAAGTGTTAAGATGGCATTGGGTGGTTATGTTTCAGGTTTACCTAAGTTAGCTAATGGTACACCTCCACAAGGAGTTGGTGATGGGGATATTTATAATCCTACATCTACACATCCTAATATTTACTATCGTAATAGTGGAGATAGTTGGTACACTTATGATGCAAAAAATCCAAAAGATGATTGGAAAATTGTTGACCCAAAACATTCAGCAATACCTCAATTAAATTCATGGAAAGGAAAACAAGATAAAATGTATTTCCAATCTAATCCTGAATTTATGAAAGAGTTTGAAGGAATGACTACTGCACCATTGGGTGAAATTCCAGTTAATAACTTTATGCCAAATTTAGGAACTAACATTCTTACTAATCCTGAACAACAGTTAAGTAATAAAATTCCTAACAATACAGGATTTCCTACTAAAAGAGCTTATAGTGTAACAGACCCAAATGCTGTAACTACTTTAAATCCTAATGAAAGGTTTGAAGGTACAGAAATGGTAGATGGTAAGATGATGCCTATCATAGGACAAAAAGGTGTTGCTAACTTATCACCAATGCCAGGTATTAAAACTATAGGTAATGACCCATTTGATACACAAAACATTCAAGATATGGCATCAATGGGTGAATCACTTACTACACCAAATGAAGGAAGTTCATCTAACAAGTTAAAAGATTTAATTAAAAAACTTCAAGGTAGTTTAGGTGGTCAAGGACAAGGAGAAGATGGAGAGTTACCACTTACAAGAGGAGATGCTATGGGATTAGCAGGTAATTTTCAAGGTAAGTTTGGACCATTAGCAACTACACTTTTAAATAAGATGCAAACACCTGCAAATGTTAACATGTTTAAAGAGTATGGTACTGAAGGTTTAAGAGCTATGCAAGAAGCACAAGCACTTGCTTCTATAAATAGAGATAAGCAATTAGGAGATATTCAGTTAGCTGAAAATACTTCAAGAAGTAGAAATAGAAATACTGCAAGAGGTGTTAATACTATGAGAAGTTTAGATATTGCAGCAGACATGGGAGCTACAGAAGCACAAGGAAATGCTTATAATCAGTATGCTCAACAAATGATGCAACTCTTAGGACAAAAAGGACAAATGGAAAACCAACAGGATTCTATGGTTATGCAAGGAGAGCAACAAAGAGATTTAGCTGATAGACAAGATGTTGATAACTTCTATACTAACTTATCTCAAAATGTTGCTAACATGTCTGAGTTTACTCAAAAGACAGGTAGAGATTTGAATCAATCACAATACAATAAAGATGTAATGAGTATGATGCAATATCTTTCTAAGTATGGGGTAGCACCTGTTTATAAAAATGGTAAACTTGTATTAGAACATAAAGGAAACAAAGTTTGGACAGAAGAAGAAAAGAAAGCTAAAAAAGCAGAAGCTAAAAATAAAGCAACTATTGAAGCAAATAATTCAGGAACAACTTATACAGAATAATCATGGGAAGATTTTATAAAACAGCAACACCAAATAAAATAGATTTTATGTATCAGGTTCCTGAAAACATGATGCTAAAAGCTATTGATGCTACAGACCAAAGAATTGCAGGTGATGAAGCAGCTATCTATGATTTATATGGAAAGCTGCAAGCTTCTGCATTAGAAAAAGATAAAGGAAGAAGAGATGAATTACTTAAAGGATATGAATCTAAGATAGATGAATTATCTCAAAAGTTTTATGAGAATCCTTTACTTTATTCTAACAACAAAGGAGTTACAAGACAGTTAGCTAAAGAGATTCATGAAGATTGGACAAGAGGAGAAATCTCTAATATAACTGGTAACTACAATGCAAGAACTGAATACATCAAAAGGTATCAGGAAGAAGTAACTAAAGGAAATGTAAAAGCTGCTGACTTTAACAATGCTTTAAGGTATTTTGATTCTCAATTTGGTGGTACTAATTATGATAAAGAAAAAGGTAAAGGTAACATTTATGGAACTGAAGACCTTGTTGCAAGAGTATCTGTAGAAGATATTGCTGAAAAAAGAGGAAAAGATTATGTATCTGATTTAGTAAAAACTTGGGGTGCACATACAGATGGACAATATATTTATAAGTCAGTAGATTCAAAAGAAACTATTCCTTATGAACATATTTTACAAGGAGTTTATAATTCTTTAACAAATGATAAAGATGTACAAGATTATTATAACCAACAAGTTAAGTTTGGTGTAATGACTCCTGAAGAAGTACAAGCAAGTTTACAAGTTGCTGCTGAAAGAGTTGCACAAAAATATGATAAAAATCATATTGAAAAAGGACAAACAGATATTAATGCTAATCCTTATGGTTTACAAAAACAAAAACATGAACTTGATAAGGATATGCATGCTTGGAAAGATACTTATGAAAATCTTAAACTTATGCCTTCAGATAGAAATAATGAACAAGCAGGTTATGATGTTAGTATTGGTACATCAGTTCAAGAGATTGAAGGTAAGTTAAAAGATTTTGATTACAAAGCTAAAGAACCTTTAAATAGTTTAAAGTTAAACTTGTATAGTGCTTTAGATGGTAAGAATCTTAGTCCTGCTGAAAAAACAAAAATGAAGCAACAGATTGATGCTGCTTATGATGCTGCTAATTCAGGTAACTTTAATGCTCTTAATGAAGTAAGTGGACAATTAGGTTATGGGGCAAAAGACCCTAAATCAGGTAAATGGGTAGGAACAGGTGTGTCAGAAGCTGAAAGTATTTATAGAAATTATTCTAATGCAGCTAAAAATGAAAAAACATTATTAGATGCTTTGAAGAAAACAGCAGAGGAAGATGCCAATATTGAAATTGGAAAACAAATAAATGCTTACAAAGAACAGTTAGTAAAACAAGGATATAAATTAGACAACCCTGATGGTACACCAAGTAGATGGTTCCAAGACCAAGTTGATAGAAGAAGAGCAGAACTTGAAAAGAACAAACCAAATATGGTTACTCAAAAAGTTAACTCAACTTTAGCTGACCCTACATTCCAAAAATCTTATGAATCTGTTTACAGTACAGCAGGTAATTACTATGATATTCCTGAAGTTCATAAAAAGGTATTCAATGATTATATGCAGAACTTACCTAAGAACATGATGGATTTCATTGCAAGGAATGGTAATAGTAAAGTTATTAGAGGTGAAGTTAAGAAAGGAGATAAGATGGAAGCAACATCATTAGACCAATTGATTAGAGATGGATTTATTACTCATGAACAAATTGAAGAATTGAGTACTAACCCTGATGGTAAAATTACAGTAGCTTCACGTAGTGGAGGTAAACCTATTACATATAAAATTGGTGGAACAAGAGTAGTTCCTCAAGACTTACCTGGTGGTTTAGGAAGGAATGCAAAACAATTAACAATTGAAGTAGATGACCCTAATAGGAAAATTCCTCAAACAATTACTTTGTATGTTCCTGAAAATGACTTACCTTCGCCTGATGCAATTCAAGAAGTTTATAGAAGTCAAGAAGTTAATACTATTGCAGATGAAATGGAATTGTTTGCAAACATTAAATTTGGTAATGCTGTAGGTAAAAACAAAATTAGTGTAGAAGATGCAAACTACATCTCTCCTTATTCTGACAATGTTACTTATAATCGTTTTATGGTTTCAAGTGATGGTGTAAAAGGTTTATGGACATTTCAAAGTGGTGGTAAAACAGTTAAGGTGTATGGTGATGCAGGTAAAGAAATGTATAAACAATCTTTAAGAGCTGCTGGTTTAGGTGATGCTTATAACCCTGAAAAGATGAATGAATTAACTGGTGTTAAAACAAGTACATCAGGTAGTGAAAGTACTACAAGAGTAAGATAGAATAAAATAAACTTAAATATTTAACTTTAAAAAGTTTAACAATGAATCCTGATAACGGCGAACTTGCAAATCAAAATACCAATCCTATTACCTCTCCTTCACAAGAACCATTAACTATAAATGTTAATGGTAAAGAAGTTGTTATTAATCCAAACCAAGTAGCTACTGGTATTGTAGAAAATGGAGTATCTAAATCTAAGATGGCAGATGTATCTTGGAGTACTGGTAGTAAATCTAATGACCAAATTCAATCTGAACTTAAAGGATATGAAGCAAAGTTTGAAAGAGAAAATAAGATAGCAGAAGCTGATGGTGTTTTAGAAACAGCAGGTAAGTTTACTGAATCATTTTTAACATCAATGGCAGCAGGTATGTGGGATATTGCAAGTGCATTTGATGTGGGAGATTGGAGATTACCTGAAATGTATGGTGCTGGAACTGCTATGAATTCTGTATTCAAAGCAGTTGACAATACTATTGGTGATGGTGAAAAAGAAGTAGGTAACTGGTTTTCAAGAAGAGCTGCACTTATCAGAGAAGAGAGTGCTATCAATGATAAGATGAATACAGGTAACTCTTATGTTGATTATGGGTTAGGTATGGTTGCAAATGTAGGTGGTTCTATTGCAGGTATGGGTGGAGCATTGAAAATGTTAGGTATGGGAATGCATGCTTTAAGAGCAGGTAAAACATTAAATACTATTACAGGTACTGTAGCTGCTACTTATGGTACTGCATTTTCAATTGCTGAAGGAGTTAAAGATGAAGTTTATCAAAGAACACTTCATGACCTTGCTCCTGATTTAAAATCACTAGAACAAAATACTCATGGAGAAACTTATAATAAAGCTCTTGATGAAGGTAAGTCAGCAGAAGAAGCAGAGTATTTAGCAAGACAAGCAGTTAAAACTGTAAGGGATGAGTATGCAAAATCAAATCCTTTACTTCATGAAGCTGCTATGAGTAGTGCAATGAAAGGTGCTGATGCTGCTATTAAATTTTCTACTATTGGTTTCTTACTCAACATGGGTCAAGCTACTCAATTTATTAAAGGACACTATGCTTCAAGAAAAGTATTAGAAAGTGCATCTACATTTTCTACTAAAGAAATATTAAAAGAAGCAGGTCAAGAAGCTATTGAAGAAGGTATTGTAGAAGGAATAGCTGAAGACTATGGTGTTAACTATGGAATGAAAGGAGAGTATGGAGTTAATGATGCTCTTAAAAAGATTTGGAGTTTAGAAACTCTTGAGTCTATGGTTATTGGTGGACTTGCAGGTGGAGGTATGGCAGCATTAGCACAATACTCTAACAAGAATATTAAAGGTGAAGATGGATTAACACATGCTGAAAGATATCAAAAACAACAAGGTTATATTAAAAAGTGGAATGAGATTGGTGCAACTGTTGGGCAACCTGACATGATTGACCAATTAACTACTCTTAATAAAAACTCTCTTGAACTTACAGAAATTGTTAAAGAACAAAAGAAATTAGTAGCTCAAGGAAAAGAAGAAGAAGCAAAAGCATTAGGTTCTAAGATACTTTCAGTACAAGCATCTCAAGCATTTGCATCAGGCACAACTGCATCACTTATAGAAAACTATGAGAAGATTGCAAGAGATAGTAGTTTTAAACCTGAAGTAAGACAAAGAGCACAAGAAGCTTTAGTTCAAATTAAAGACATGGAAAAGGTTTATAACAAATCTTTATCTTATTCTAATGGCTCTGATATTTATTCTAACAGAGTTAATGATTATTCTTTGTCTAAAGCTGAACAAGAACTTAAAAATAAAATTATTGAAAAGAAACTTGAAGCAAATACTGCAATTGAATCTTCATTGAGAAGTGGAGAAACAAGTTTAAAAGTTAAAGATACTTTAAAGGTAGTTGATGAATACAATCAAAGAGTTGTAGATGAAGAGGTAGATAGAGATTTGAGTTATAACTTAGATACTTTGTTTGAAAATCCTTATACAAATCAAACTGAAGCTGATGCTTACAGTTCATTTAAAGACTATGCTTCTAAAAACATTCAAGCTGTAAGAGAACTATTAGATTTACAAGGTCAACTTAAAACTATTCAACAACATAAAGACGAAAACAATAAAACATATAATAAGATAACTTCTAAGCAATTTCAAAGAAGTTTAAAATTCCAAGATTCATTAACTCGTGATATCAGGTCTAATAAAGAAACTATGGATTCTTTTAAAGGTACTGATAAGTTTATGCCTTATCTTGATAACATACTTAAAAAGTATAAAGGTAAAATTGATGATTCCACTTTGGAATACATCAAGGATAGGTATGAGTTAGAAAATGAAGTTACTAAGGAAGCATCTAAAAAAGCACAAACTGAAGCTGTTAGTAAAGCATTAGGTAAGAAGGGGGAAGAGAATAAACAAGTTGCACCTACTACTAAGACTGATGATAAACAAACTGTAGAAACTATTGCAACTAAAGTTAATTCAGGAATTGAATTGAGTAAAGATGAAAAAGAATTCTATACTCAATTCCCAACTCAAATTGATGATAGACTCAAACAATTAAAAACAAGTACTGAAGGGGAAGGTTCTCAATCAGGTACTATGCAAACTAATGAAGATTTAGAAGTTGATGGTCAAGACACTCTCAACCCTGAAAGACAATTAGTAGCTACAAAGCTCAACAATATTACAAGTATTGTTGAGGATAGTTTGTTTGAGGAAGAAGCAGAAACAGTAGAAACTTTAAGTCCTGCACTTACAAGTAAAGTAGATAAAATTAAATCTGACCCTTCATTTATACAAGATGGAGTATATAAAACATCTGCACTTAAAAGATTCTTAGGTAAAGATTTTGATACTGTAATGGATTCATTAATGAAAACAGGTACAGTAGAATTTGATGGTACTAATTATGTAGTTGCAGGTAAACAAACTGCTAAAGTTACACCTAATAACAATGATATTCAAATAGCTAAAATTGAAAGTAGAAGATTAGAAGAATTAAATGCTACTAAAAAAATAGGAGAAGATAATCTTAAAGAAGGTAGAAAACTTACTAAAAAAATAGTTGAATCATTAAAACAAAGGTACCCTGTAACTTCTGCAAAAGGTATTATAATTAGAATTTTAGAAAAATTAATTGATTTTAACAAATACTCTACAATTGTAGATTCTAAATATATTAATGGTCAAGGAGCAAGTGGTCAAGCTACATGGTTTGGTATGATGATTTCTCAAGAAACTCTTGATGGAATTTTAGAAGGTAAGGAACATGAAGTTCACACCTTTATACATGAATTCATACATGGTTTCACTACATCTAAAATATCAGATTATAATATTGAAAAGCTTGGTTTAATACCTGGTTTTAAATCTAAACTTACAAGTAAAGAAAAAAATGCAATAGAGCAACTTCAAAGAATATTTGAAAAAGTTAAAAGAGATAATCCTAATCTTAAAGAATATGGATTTACTAATTTAGATGAATTTATTGCAGAAGCATTTAGTAATGAAAGTTTCCAATACACTTTAAAAAATACAAAATCAGAAGGTAAAAAATCTAATTTATTTGTAGAATTTATAAATGCTATTGGTGATATATTATTTGAACAATTAGAAAGATGGGCTAAAAGACAAAATAAAGAAATTCCAAATAGAGAAACTATTACAGGAATTTTAGAAGATGTATTAGCTTGGACAGAAGAATTGATTGACCAAAATAATAAACTTGCTTACATTGGAACTGCTGAAGAAATCAATGCAAAATATGATGCAGAAATAAAAGCATTAGGAAATACTAATCAAAGTACTAAACCCACCACAAAACCAAATACAGGATTAAGTGGATTAGCAATATCTATTATTAACTCCCCAAGTTTTCAAGAAACACTTGAAGATAGATATGAGTTAAGAGTAAATTTAGATGATGATGCTTTTAGTGATGCAGATGGTAATTTGAATTCAGCAGGTCAAGCACAAGAAGCAGGTTTCAATGAGATTAAAGAAGCAATTGATAAAGGAGAAATTACAGGTATCAAAGCTATTAGAAGAGGTAACTCTTCTATCATTACTTATGTTAAAACTAATGTTCCTGTAAGTTATGACCCTGATGAAATCTCTTATGAACCTGATGAAATTAAAAAAGATTTAAGTGCTGAAGTTAAAGAACAAGTAAGAGAACAAGTTGAATCTTATGTAATTTCATTAGAAGGTGATTTAGGTAGAACTCCTACATTTGAAGAGTTTATCAAAGACTATATTAAAAATGGAGGTAGAACAAATACTGATAAGTTATTTAATGTACTTATAAAAGGTTGGGAATTAAATAATTATCCTAAATCTGATTACTCTTCTATTTATAATAAATTATTTAAGGATAGAAAACAAATGGCTAATTCATTATTAGAATTAGCTGAACAAGTTATTACACCTCAAACCAAAGAAGAAATATCTGAACAAATAAAAGAAGAAGCTAAGACTCCAACTCAAGAAAAGAAAGTAATAGCTATTAGTCCTGAAGGTAAAGTTAGATATGAACATTTAACTATGACTTCTGAAGATACAAGACCTAAGTTAGGTTACTCTTCAAGAAAAGCTGCTCCTGTATTTTATACTGAACAAGATGGAGATATGCAAGTTATTCAAACTGATTTTGAATATACAGAAGAAGGTTTGAGTGAAAGTGATTTGGTTAAAAGTTTAAAACTTCTTAACCCTGATAAATATTTGCCAGGTGAAGAACTTGAAGTTGTAATTCCAACAGGAGCTACACTAATGAATATGACTATTCCTGTATATAATGATGAAGGAATAAGGGCAGGTGAAACTACATTTGGTGAATGGTTAAAAGGAAAGTTGTTAGAAAATCCTGACTTTGAAAGTACTCAAGAATATGAGGATAGAGTACCAATGTTAGTTAAAGATAATGAAGGTGATTATGTTGCTTATGTACATGAACCTGAATGGTATCATCCTTTAAAGTTTAGAGGTGATGTAAGAGAAGCACAACATAATGCAAGAGTTATTAGAAAGATGGCAATGAAAGCCAACAAAGAAGGTAACTCTGCTAAATTGAAAATTACTTCTAATCAAGGAGGTATGTTTCAACCTATGATTATTCCTAATACTCAACCTTGGGTTAAGTTAAAAGATGCTAATCCACAAGCTAAATCAGGTATTGTTAAAAACAATGAAATACTTATAGATGGAAAACCATTTAAAGGTATTCTTGTAAATGAAAAAGATTTTTTAACAAATACAAATAACAAACCTGTAGATGTTAGAAGATGGGGAACTGATGAAAATGGTAATCCTACTTATAGAGCATTTCAATCTACTATGCAACCTATTGAAAATGAACAAGTTGAAACTGTTTATCAAGCAGTATTAACTTATCTTTTTAATAAATCTTATAGTAAAGAACCTATTGCATTAGAATATAAGAAAGTAAAAGATATAGTACAAAATACATTAGGTGCTAACTTTAATCTTGGTGACTATACAAATCTTGATAACTTTTTGAAACTATTCATAATGGTTTCAAATAAGAAAATGGATTCAAATTTGACTGAAGCTCAAATTGCAGGAGTAATGAAAGCTGACCCTTATGTAGGAAAAGGATTACCTTATATTTTTACTTATCAAGGAGGAAATGTAGTATTTGGTGTAGGTGGAGAAGCTACTGCATATAAAATAGCTCCTTCAGATTTGAAAAATGGAATAAGTGGACAAGTTCAATCTAAGTTAGATGAATTAAAAAGAATACTTCCAATGTTTAATCAAAACATTGGAATGATAGGTGGTGCAACTTATAATGGGAAAGTATTACATATTGACAATAAAGGTAATGTAAATACTGTTAGTCCTACTTACTCTAAATACATTGGTGATAAATACTACACTAATGTAATGTCACATAATATTGGTACTGATGACAAACCTAACTATGTTACAAGAATTCAACCTTCTATTTATTTTGAACCTACAGGTGAATTAAGTAGAAAGAAAGAAGCTGTAATTGCAAGTAAAGAAGAAGTAACTGAAACTAAAAAACAACAAGTAACTAATACTGTTGAAGTGTTAGAAAATGTTGAATTAGAAGAAGTTGTAACTAAGTTAGAAGAGAAAGATTGGAAGTTTGCAGGAGATACATTAGAAGAAAAAGTAGAAGACTTAAAAGAATTGTTATCTACTCAAAATCAAGAAGCTGTTGAAATTGTAGAAACTATAAAGCAGGATGATGACTATCATAGAACTATCAAGAAAGCATATAACCAAGTAAAATGGGTAGATGAATATTTTGATAACTCTGATGATTTATCTTATGAACCTGTAGAAATTCAAACAGAAGAAGTTAAGGAAATGACTAAGGATTTATTTAAAATCCCTGGATTATCTCCTAACCACCAATCACAACTTGTTGATTTTGTTTTCAATAGTGCATCACAAGAATTTTCATTTGACTATGAAGAAGCTGTTGATAAAGATAAACTTAAATCAGGTGTTACTAAAAAGTTATTTGCAAGTTTAGATGCAAATCTTCAAAACTTAAATTCTACTTTAGAGGAATTAAGAAAGTTAGAAAGTAATAATGTAGTTGATTCTCTTATTAAGAAATATGAAACTGCTATTGATAAGATTAATTTAGTTAAAGATAACTCTGATATTATTGCAGAAGAAGGTTTAAATAAACTATTCAAATATGCAAACATCAAAGTAACTGAAATTAAAAATGAAGAAGGTGATGTAGTACAAGTAGTTGAAGAAGGAACAGATTCTAATACTGATAATGAAAAAGAAACTAATGAAGATGAAAACTCTGCATTATCATTTGATGAAGTATCTACAGAAAGAGAAGATAACTATTCTCAAACATCTTTAGAAAAGAATCCTAAGAATAGTGTAACTAAAGAACTTAGATTGTTTATGTCTGCTGTTGAAGACATAAACCCTAAAACCCAACTCCCAAATACAGGAGTTATGGGAGTGCCCCTCTATGTAGGATTTGATTCAGTTTATGATACTGTACAAAGTTTCTTAGCTGATTCTCCTTCTGACTTTAATACAATGGTTGGTATTTTAGAATTACATAAAGATTCTCATGCTTGGATGCCTACATTAATTGAAAGGTTAAAGAATGCAGATAATCAAGTTAAGAAACAGTTTGTACTTACAATGGGTACCCATGCTCTTAAAATGGAATTCTTAATGTACTCTTTCAATACTAAAGATGGTACATATTCTTTGAAAGTAATGGACACTAACAGTTCTGCTATTACTAAGAAGATTGAACAAATGTGGAAAAATAACTTACTCTCTTCCTCTATTGTAACAATGGAAGATGGTCAGTATGTTACTAATGTTGAAGTAGCTAAAGAACTTTATAACCAATATAACTCTTGGGTAGAATCTCCTGAAAAACTAAAAAGTAAATATAACAGCCTTTTACCTTTATTTAAAGGTAAGGTTAAGAAAGGTGAAACCACTACAATAACTTTCAGTGAACATTCTGCAATAGATAAGAAGTATGTTGCTACAGGAATATTAAAAGACATTGAGGGTGGTAGGTTAATAACTATTAACCAAGAAGAATATGTTATCTCTAAATCAGGTGATAACCAAATAACTATTAAACCATTTGAAAGAAGTGTAGTAGGTAAAGCTATTTCTAAATACCAATCTCTTACACCTGAAGAACAAGCTTCTGCAATTGAAGAAGTACAAGTTTGGTTTAATAACTTTGGAATTGAATTAGCTGATAATGCTATTGACCACATATTTAGAAATGGATTATATACTAACAATGGTGCATTGAGTGTTAGTCAATTCTTTGAAGAAAGTAGTGCAACAAGTTCTCCTATGGGAATCTTAGCATCATGGTTAAATGGTGTAGTTTCAGGTAACATTGGTACAGATATATTTGATGAAAATAATGAAAAGAATAATCCTTTAAGAGATTATTCAATTGAAAAAACATTAACTAAACATCAAAGTAAATATACTAAAGCAATTGTAACTAATTCATTTAGAGATGGTAAGAAATCTATATTTGGATTTACTGCTACTAAATTTATTACTGATAGATTCCAAGATTTAAAAACTAATGAAGAACTTCGAGGACAGTTAGGTTCTTTATCATTCTCTAAACATTCTATGTGGTTAGAGTTTATGGGTACTGAACTCTTAAATAAGTTTAACTTATCACATCTTGGATTAACTGCAATTGCAGAGTTTGGTAAAAAGAATTATAAGGATAATAGTATCACAAGTTTAAGTGATGCAGACCATGAACTTATTAAGATAGGTATGTTTCAAGATGTAAAACAAGGAGCTACATCTAAAACTTATGGTAGTATGAATATTGGTTTAAGAGTTGCAAAGTTCTTATTCCCTACAATGTCTGATAAAACTACAATGACTGTAGTTCAAACTCCTGTAATTGATTTAACTGAAACAAGATTGTACTTAGATAATGCAGAAACATTACAAGAACCTGTACTTAATATTGTATTTCAACAAACTGTATTACCTGAAATTGAAAGGATTATTAACTTTAAAAATAATGTAAAGAAAACTAATATCAAAAGTTATGATGATGGTGCTAAGATGTTAAGCTTTATGCCATTCTTAAATGACTTAGAAATTAAATTGAATGAACAAGTAACAGTTTCCTTGAGAGATTTACTCTTAATGGAAGAAACAACTGTTGAAGATATTTTATCACAAAAGGTTAGAAATCAAATCATGGGTGAAATTCAAAACTATTTGAATAAACTTATGAATGATAAAGTAGAAGTATGGAAAAACAATGGATATATAGTTGAGGAAGAAGGAGTTAAGAAGATTAAATTTATGGATGGAAAGTATCTATCTAAAATTGAAACTGATAACTTTGATGAAAAAATGAAAATAGCTGCTTATGATTTTGTAGTAAACAATGTTATAAGTAATGCTAATGCTTTTATGACTATCATTGGTGACCCTGCATTATATTATAAATCTAATACTTCTAAAGATTTTATAGCTCAAAGTGAAGAAACTTTTATCAATGTTGGTAAGAGGTTAGCTGCTATGATAGCACCTGGTTCTAAAATAGCAGATTCACAAAATGAACAATACTTACAAGTGTTCTTAAAAGATAAAGTATCTTTATCTGAAAACATTGATTTCTTATGTAAGCTTTTAGATGGTAAAGCATTTGACACAAATGAATACAACAGAGTAATGTCATTACCTGAAAAGGGTGAATCTGAATTACAATCTAAGAAACTACAAGTAGAAAAGAAAAGACAAATAGATGCATTTTATAATCAATATCCTAACTCAAATGGTTACTTTGACATAGAAGGAACTGATGCTCAAGAATATACTACTTGGCAAGAACACTTACACATTTTAGAACAAATGGGTAGAGTAAGTGATAATGCTGCTTCTATTACTCCTGATGAAATAAGAGAAGCTAAAGAAATGTTTGCAAGTGGAATCAGTATTGATAACATGAGTTCTGCACAAAAAGAAGTGTTGAAGAAAGTACTTCAACCTATTAAACCTGTATATACAGGACAGATATATGATGCTGACCAAGATGTTATGAGAATGATGTACATTAAAAGTTCATCATTCCCTCTTATTCCACAATTAACTGAAGGGTTAGAAATCAATAAGTTAAGAGTTGGATTAGAGAAAATGCAAGAAACTACTGGTAAAAAAGTAAGAGCATCTTATCAAACTGCAAATAAAGTTGGAGCATTAACTACTCCTCTAAGTCTTTTTAATGCTGATGGTAGTATTAAAGAAATTACAGAAGATAACCTTAAAGCTTCAACACTTACTCTTAATAGAAAAGATTTTAAAATTCAGTTAGATGTACCTTTTAAATCTCTTAAAAGAAATGAAGACACTGTTACTTTAGGTACTCAGTTAACTAAACTTCTTTTTGGTAATGGTATCATGGATGAAGTTGGATTCATGTTAGATGGTAAACCACTTTCAGGTAAAGCACTTGAAAAAGAATATACTGATACATTTATTCAATTAGCTAATCTTAAAAAGAAAAAACTATATAATGAATTAGGAATTGATGAGTTAACAGGAGAACCTATTGACTTACAAAAAACTGCAATTAAACTTCAAAAGCTACTCAAGGATGAAGCTATAAGTAAAGGTTACTCTAAGCAAGATATTGAAGCTTTAGAGTTAGAACCTGTATATAGTGGTGGTAAACTGATAGATATTAAATTTAAAATGCCTTTGTGGGTATCTGCAAATGCTAACAGATTTGAATCTTTACTCAATGCTATTGTTACTAACAGACTTGTTAAGATGAAGTTTCCTGGTAATTCTTATGTAGTTGGTTCAGAAGAAGGATTTAGATTTCAAGATAACTTAGAAGGAGTAGATAAAAATAAAATTGTATGGACTAATAAATGGACAGGTAAATTACAAGCAGCTAAATATGATGCTAAAGGTAATTTAATGTACACTCAAGTATTGGCACCATCTAAGTTTAGAGATGCAAAAGGTAAGTTAATTGACTTACTTGCTAAGGATAAAGATGGTACATATAAATATGTAACTCAAACAGGTAAAGGATTTATCATAAAGAATGATAAGTTCTCTGAAGAGTTATTGTCTATAACTTCTTTTAGGATTCCAACATCAGGTCACGTATCTGCATCTCAAATTGAGATTGTAGGTTTCTTACCTCAAGAAGTTGGTGACTTGATGATTGTACCAAGAAACTTAACTAAACAAAAAGGTCTTGACTTTGACATTGATAAAGAAAACACTTATCAATTATGGCACATTGAAACTGAAAATGGATTTAGACCTCTTCAGGAAGGTGATGATGTACCTAACATTAAAGAGAAACTATTACAAAATAAACTTGTAAACATTCATAAGTCTGTTTTATCTAATCCTTCCACTAATGTTCAAAAGAAAATCAATGGTATTCTTTCTATTAAATTTGCTCAAGACCAATCAGAAATGATTAATGAATGGGTTGAAGGAAATAAAGATAAAAAGTATTTTACTCCACTTAGTGATGAATACCAAAAATCTAAAATGTTTTTGGGAGCAAGTGGTAAAGTAGGTACAGGTGCATATTCTTTAGATGTAACTTCACATTCATTATTTGAACAAGCTAAAGCTAAAGGTACTCCTTTAAGATTGATTGATGAAAATACTTTCATTATGAGTTTTGGAGATAAGTACAAATCAACAGGAGAATTGGGAGAATCTAAAACTATTGATGGTGATAGAAAAATAGCTGAAGTATTAGCTGAAAGACAAAACATTGCAGTAGATAATGAGAAAGAACAAGTAATGGGTAAAGTTAATCTTAATGGTTTAACTTTAGATGTAGATAAGGTATTGTGCATGTTAGGATTTGATAAAGGAGAAGATGGTAATTCTATTCCTTTCCTGTTCTTATCTCAACCTATTCTTAAAGATTATGTTGCTGAAATGTCTAATGCTTCTGCTAACATTGCAGAATTTTCAAAAGATAAAGAATCTAAAGTTATTCAAAAACTATTAGAAAAATATGGAGTAGAAGATTTTGAAATGGGATTAGAAACTGATAAAGAGTTTGGTGAAATGATGACCAATATTAAAATGGCATCTGAAATTCAAAACAAACCTGATGGAATGTTTCAAGCTGCAATACTTAATAGATTTTTGTTATTAAAGAAATATGGTGCAGAGATTAGAGGTGTACAATCTACAATCAATATTGACTCAGCAGGTTTAGGTAAATCTGTTGCAGAGAATGCTGAAAAGATGAATACTGTATCTCGTTTATTTAGTAATACAACTATTGAAAATGCAGGAGCATTATTAGGTCAATCAGTAAGTGAAGAAGATATTACTGCATCTGAAAGACAAGAACTTATCTCTAAAGGTTATGTTCCTTTTATGGGTTTGTTAGTTAAACCTACAACCATTAACGGTATCTTTACCATTAATGCCTTAACTACTGCTGATAAGTTATGGACTAAACATTTCCCTTATCAAACAAGTGTTATGAATACCTTGTTTAGTGAGATTATGCCATTGATTTCTAATTCAGAATCTTCTGATGCTAAGAAAGCAGAGAAAAGACAAATTGTAATGAAAGAAGTTAAGAAGTATCTTAATACTGTCATGGCTTCTAAAACTATATTTGAAAATACATCTGCACAAGAAGAAAGAAAAAGACTGTTTATTGATAATGATGCTACTAACCATCAATCTTTAGCTACTTATCTTAGAGATGCTATTAAACTTCCTGTACTTAATAACAATAAACTGTTACAAAGATTTGAATTTGAAGTAAATAAAGATGGTAAACCATCTATCATTAAGTATAACAATGCAGCAGGGGCTTCATTTGATGAAGATTACCTTAATAATGCACTTCTTGAATTAATGGAAAGAAATGTACCTATTTCATCTTTTAATGGTGAAATATATACAACAAGAAAATTAGCTCAAGACCTTATCACTTATTCTCTGTTAGAGGGTGGAGTACAAGAAGCAATTCAGTTTGCTAAATTTATTCCTTTAAGATACTTAGATAAGTTAGGGTTTACAACTGCAATGTCTTCTGTAGATTTTAATACTGCAAACAGAACATTTGGTATTAACTTATCAGATAAGAAAGAACCTTGGGATGTAAGTACATTTACTATTCAGTTTGCACAAAACAATCCAAGAACTCTTCCTAAATTAGAAAACATTACAAATAAGAAACCTGAAGAATTAGTGAAGATGGATACATTTAATTTAAGTGCAATCTCTGATGCTCCAGGTGCTAACTTCTTTTCATTAAGACATGATGGTAAATTCCATTTATGGCAAAGAGTTGCTAATGATACCTACATCAAAATACCTGTTGTTGGTACTCATGGTATGTCTGAATACAATAATGAAAGAGGAGCAGTTGAAACTGTTATTAAACCATTAGTTGAAAAAGATAAATCTAAAAAAGGAAATGAACCTAAAGGTGAAACTAAGTTTATAAAACAACAATTGTTTGGAATTGAAGTAGAACCTACAATGACTGTTTTAAACAATATCATTAAGGATTCAAGTACACCTAATGATGTTAAAGTAATAATGGAAAAGTTATTAGGTGACTTTGACCAAACTGTAAAGATTGTAGTAAAAGAAATAAAAGGTAGAGGAGCTTATGATTCTAATACAAATACTATCTTTATTCATCCTGAATATTTAGCTACTGCTTCTAAAGAAGAATTATCTCGTACTGTTTTAAAAGAAATGGTTCACTCTATTACAGATAAAGAGTTACTTAAATATGCAGATAGAGATGGTAACTTAATTATTGAAGATGCACCTAAACACATTGTAGCTTTAACTCAATTGTTTAAAAGAACTAAGGAAATACTTGGTGAAGATAGAATCAATGAAGTAAAGGAAAAGTTCAAAAGAGATAAAGGATTAGAACCTATTGAAAAAAGAGTAATTTATGGTGGTACAAACTTGTTAGAATTTGTTGAGATGATTATGACTCAACCTGAATTCCAACAAGAAATGGCTAAACATAAAATGGCTAATGGTAAATCATTACTTGATAAATTTATTGAGTTTGTTTCTAATTTATTAACTGTATTAAATGTACCTTCTGATAGTATTACATCTGAAGCATTGAATAACATTTTTAACATGATTCAAAAACCTGTTGAAAGTAAAGTTGAATCAACATCAAATTTCAAATTTGCTCAGTTTAGTGAATTTGAAACAACAGCAGAATTCACAGGTGAACAATATGCAGATGATATGGCATCTCCAGGTGATGTAGTTATTTATAAAAATCAAGAATATTTAGTATTAGGATTGTCAGATAATGGAGGTTTAAGACTTATGGATTTTGATGGAAATAAGTTTTCAGGCACACCTCAACCTGATAAAATTGATAAACTTGTAGCAATGTTTGACACTATAAAGTTTGAAAATACTGATTATATTGTACTTGATAAAGATAACATTGTATCTACTGCTACAGGTAAAAAAGTATTTACTTCTAATGATAACTCTACTGTCACAAGAAAAAGAAAATTGTTAGAACTATTTAATGAAGAAGTTGGATTTTACCCAAGTGTTGAAACTCAAGAATCTAAAACATCTAATGCTTTTAAATCATTTACAAAAGATTTATTCTTAGAACTTGATGCAAAAATAAATGAAGATTATGGAAGTGTAAGAGTTACAACTCCAAACATTGCTAAGTTTCAACAATATCCTTTAATTCAAAAATACTTTAATGCAGGATATGATGTAAGTGTAGATGAATATAACTTCATACAACAAAATACTGAAGAGTTTAATACTTTACTTCAAGAGTTAGGTGTATCTGATGTAGTTGAATTAACTGATAAGTTAAAAGATATGAAAGTAGAATCATCAACTCCAACAGTAGAAATTAAACAAGAAACTAATGTAGAAGAAAAATTAATTGAAAAAGTAGAATCATTAGAAGGTATGAAAAAGTATGAATTATTCCCTGGAGTATTTGCTAATAAAGAACAAACAGAAGCAATTGATAAATTAGATGAATTTGTTAAATCTCCTAAATCAGGTTCATTTGTTTTAATTGGTAGAGGTGGTACAGGTAAAACTACTATTGTTAAAAAGGTTTTAGAAATGAATCCTAATGCAAGAATAGTTGGTGGTACTATGGGTCACAATGCAAAACAAATATTGCAAGAATCTTTAGGTAATAAAGCTAAGGCATACACAACTGCATCATTAACTGGTAAAAGAGAAGATTTTCAAAATCCTGGTAAGTATATTCAAGATAAGAACTTTGACCCTAACAAATCTCCATTAAAATATGCTGATGTATTTATCTTAGATGAAACTTCAATGATTGATGAAACAATGATGAAAGAACTTTATGATATTGCAGGAGTTAATACTAAATTTATTTTCATGGGAGATAATGTACAATTACCACCTATAAGAGAAAAAGGTTCTAAGTTTGAAGGTCAAGATTCTCCTACATTTAAAGAAGGTAAAGGTAACAACTTTGCTAAACTTACTCAAAGAATGCGTCAAGGTGAAGATTCTCCTATAGTTGGATTGAGTGATATTATAGCTACAAATGTAGAAAGTGAAAATGTAGAAAGAAGAGTTATTAAGAATAGAAAAACTAATTTCAATCCTTCCACTAATAAAGGTGTAATCTTTACTACTGAAAAAGATATGTTGTCTGAACTTGAAAAAGATATTAAGTCTGATGTTTATAATACTAAAGCTGTAGTATTCACTAATGCTAAACGTGACCAAGTAACAAAAACTATTAGGCAAATGTTATGGGGTAAAGCTGCTGAAAATGAGTACAATGTAGGTGAAGTTATCATGTCTGTTGATAATAAAAAGATTGGTGGATTAAACCCTGCTGAAATCTTCAATGGAGAATTTTACATTGTTACAAATGTAGTTACTAAAAATAATGCTTTAAGAATTGAAACATTTAATAATGGTAGAATAGAATCTGAAAACATTGCAGGTTATGTATTAACAGTTCAAAAGAAAGATGGAACAAAAATGAATATAACTGTTCCTTCAACTTCTGAAAAAGAAAGAATTGCTAAATTACAAAATACATTAGCTAATGCTGCTAAATCAGGATTAGCTCCTTGGCAATATTTTTGGAATAATAAAGAAGCTATTATTGCTGTTGAATATGGTTATGCTATTACATCACATAAATCTCAAGGTTCTACTTTTAATAACACTTATGTTTTTGAAGATGATATTTTAGGAGTTACTGCTGCATCTAATAAAACTGTAAATCAATCTTTGTATGTAGCTTTAACAAGACCAAGAAACAAAGCTGTAATTATTTCAAGGGAAAATGAAAATAATGACATACCTGAAATTACAGGTGATGAAGAAATCTTATTATCATTAGAGCCTAATGAAGTAACTCTTGCATTAAAAGAAAAAATTAATAAGTTATTTAAAGAAAATCCTTCCTTATCAAAAATTGGTTCTGTTGAGCAATACAGTAATTATTTGAATACTATTTTTCCTAACAGTAAAGTAAAAGATATTTTATATCATGGTACTCCTGATGGAAGATTTGAATCTTTTGACATATCATTTGCAGGTAAAGCAACAGTAAATGTAACTAAAGGAATTTACTTAACTGATAGTAAAAAAACTGCTGATTTTTATGCAGAAGGGCACATTGATTTTAGTGAATTTGAATCTCGTGAAGAATATGAAGAAGTGAAAACTGCTAAAACATTTTCAATGATAATAAATGCTGAAAATCTTAAATTTGTAAATGACCCTCAAGCACAACAAAAACAAGGAAATGCAATTTTAAGAACTGAAGAAAAATTATCAGACATTGGGTATGTATCTAATATTCCTGATTTAGCTCATCAATATATTGTTTTTGACCCTGAACAAATTCACATTTTAGGAGAAAATAAAGATATTGAACAATTTAAAAATTATGTAAATTCCCAATTATCTTATGAACCTAATGAAATAGTTTCTCCAACAGTTGAATCTAAAGCAGGATTTAGAAATACAGATGGTAGTAGAAAAAGATATTTAAAAGAAGAAATGGCTTTTAACAAAGCTAAAGAGTACAATAAGAAAAATACTGAATACAAAGCATCTGTAATTAAAGTAATGGGTGAAAAAGGAGATTCAAGAGTTTATTATGCTGTTAGTTTACAAGTTAGACCATTAGCATCTGCAA